GACTTCACAGGGTTCCGCAGGGTTCCGCAGGGTTCCGCGCACGGAGGGCAGGAAAGGAGCGTGCTCGTTGGTGGGCGTAGGGCACCCGGCCCAACCTTCCACCCCCCCTATCCACCAACCCACTCTGGATGGCTAGTAACAGCCCGAGAGATGAGGGATTGGCCAAGTCGCGCTAGCCGGGATGGGCGCTAAGCGCTTGAGCTCGGCTCCAAGGAGTCCGCCTTGGGCCCTTTCCAAGCATTGGTCCATCTTTTTTGGAATTACTCAATCTTTTTTCTTTCCTTCCAATTTGGAATTGACTAGATTAGAAGTGTCGGGAGGGAACCCGACGGACCCAACTGGAGTACCAAAATGACTACCCTCGCAATCGACTTCGCCGGCCTCAAGATGAACGGCGCCGACGGCCTCCGCGCCGTTGCCCGCGACCTCGGAATCGCGACCCGAGGAATCAAGAAAAGTGAGCTTGTTGCGGCCGTAACTGCGGCGGCCTTGGCAGCCCCGAACTACGGCTCTCTCGATCCGAAGGACAAGGTGCTCGTCTCTCTGGAAGCCCGGAGATCGACTGTTCTCAAGGACAAGTCCATGACTCTCAAGGAGGCCATGGAAGCGGACGAGGTCCTGAATGCCATGTACGAGGCGACCGGGAGAGATGGCACCGGTTGGGACTCCTCCAGCAAGTTCGAGGATCTCGCGAGCATCGACGAGCGCATCCAGGACCTGCAGCAGGAGAAGAAGGATCTGGAGAAGGAGCTCGGCCCTGCTATCAAGGGAGCCAAGAAGCTTGGGATCCTGAAGCACTACTCCGACGGAGGTGACAACATGGTTGAGGTCTACTTCAAGCACCCCAACGGGACCGAGTACCGTATCATCGGTGGAGATCTCGAAAGCGCTTGAGCTCGGCTCCAAGGAGTCCGCCTTGGGCCCTTTCCAAGCATTGGTCCATCTTTTTTGGAATTACTCAATCTTTTTTCTTTCCTTCCAATTTGGAATTGACTAGATTAGAAGTGTCGGGAGGGAACCCGACGGACCCAACTGGAGTACCAAATGACCATCTTCAACGCCGTCGACGCTCGCGCATCGGCCGAAATTGCCACCGCAACCAGGCGTATTAGCGCCTTTGCCGCGGAGCTCACCGCCGCAATCGCCAATAATGAAGCTCGGCCCGCCGATATCCTTCGACGTCACGGCGCTGCCGTCGACGCTAGCGCGAGATTGCGCGTTTGGCGAGACGCGGCCAGGTGGGTTGAAAAGGCACATTTGATCGCAGATACGAGAGAGCTGGCGATGGATCAGCTCCACGCCTACGCGCTTTCCAACGCGCTCGGCACCCGCAGCACTTCCTCCAGTCCGCTCACCAATATCCAAGAGGAAGCCGAGCGATTGGAGTGGGCTGAGGTCGTCCGACTGACGCGCCCTTAACGCCATATCCCGCCCCAACCCACCATTCTGGAGTACCGATGACCCCCGAAACGACCAACGCCTACGCCGATATCGAGACCAATGCCCTCACTGACCTCGTCAAAGTGACAGATGAACTGTTGGATTCGCTCCTCGCCGGGATGAAGTTGGTCGAAGCCAACCGCGTTGGGTTCGCGCTCGCCGGGATGGAAGCCGAGCTGGCTGCCCGATAGACCCAGGACCGCCTGGGCTATCCCGAGCTCACCCCCCCCCTATGAACCTACGAGGCGCCCCAACCGGGGGCGCCTTTTGCTGTTTCGCCCAAGAGAATCCCGAGCTCATACCCCGAACGACCAACGGGAGGCGAGGCGGCGGCGTATTCGTTCAGCGCCGCTATAGCCGCGGCGGCGTATTCGTTCAGCGCCGCTATAGCCGCGGCGGCGTATTCGTTCAGCGCCCCGGCTTCGACCCACCCAATGGAAACGCTCTCCAACTGGGCTAGAAGGCATCCCCCTAAGCAATCCACCCGAGGATACAACCCCTCCACCCTGGATGCCTAGAAAGCCCTCGTAAGGAAAGAGGAGCCCCTCAACGGCCCCAACCCTCCCCCAACTGGATCAAAGGAGAGAAAGAGAAACCCCGAACAAACCGATCCAACGGCCCGAGTCGAGAAAGAAGCGATCAAAGGGGTAGGCTGCCTAACCTCCATTCAATGGAAGGGATTGAAGGAAAAGGGTAGAAGCGTAACTGGAGAAGGCAACGAGGAAGAGAGAGGAAGAGGAGAGGGAGAGGGTAGGGGCGCGGTAGGGGATGGCTCTAGGCCATTGCGAGGTAGGCTCCCTTGGTACCTATCCAGTTGGGTAGGGAATGGGCGTAAGGACCCAAAGAGAGCGACCGTTGACGGGTTGAAGACTCCCTAACCCGATTGTTGAAGATGATGGTTTGGGGGTGATTGGCGCGGCGTGATTGGGGTTCTATGTGGCATGTGCGCCAGTGCCAATCACCTCCCGAACGCTCATCACGCCCAAGCGCCCATCACTTTCACCATCCGTCAGCCATCCAACCGCGCGCGCCCTCCGAGACGCCGCCCAATGGCGCCATAGCGCCCAAGCGCCCATCACTTCCAGCGCCTAGCGCCGGAGCGTCTAAGCGCTCCAATCGGCATCCGCCTCCATCATCCCGAGGATAAGGGTGGGCCGTCCGCCCTCATCGGCGAAGCAGGTGCCCAGCTAGGGAGCGCCGGCCGGCTCCTCCCAACCTCGCCCCTGACCGGCGCTAGCTGCGCCCCGTAGCTGGCCAACTAGGCCGACTTGCCGCGCCCAGCGCCCGCAAATCCACATTGGTCCATCTGCTGATCAGTATGTGTGGATGGTCCATTGATGAGCTCGACCCTCCAGACTTGCCAGTATGTGTGGATGGTCCATTGATGGGGGCTGGGCGGGATGCTGGTTTGGGCGTGATGGCCAATTACCCCAGGCAACCCCCCACTACTGGCCAATTTGGGGCTGGTGGGGGCCAGGGTGGGGGAGCGTTGTGTGGACTGATGAGGATGCAACTGTATTTTCTCAAACCTCCAATCACCCCAATCACGCTCATTATGCACATACAACAATCACCCCAATCACGCTCATTATGCACATACAACAATCACCACAATCACCACAATCACCACAATCACCACAATCACCACAATCACCACAATCACCATCAACATAGCCATCACCACAATCACCACAATCACCACAATCACCATCAACATAGCCATCACCACCAACACCGCCAGGTCGCCAACACAGCCTCACAACCCCCAAGGCCGACCAACGCGCACTCCATTGATTGGAAACTCAGTCAAGATGCCGGGCACCTTAGGTCGATACCCGCGCCAAGCCAATGCCATGGGCTGAACCAAGGCAGACCATCAATGCGCCAGGTGAACCTGGCAAGCATGCCAACGACCCAGTTCCAGAGCGCCCTTGGCCAGTTGACCATGGCGCCAATGAAGCCCGAGCCGACCGTCACGCCCAGAGCCGAGTTGCTCAGATTCTCATACCCCCCTTCCCGCACCCTCATTGGGATTCCAGAAACTGTGGAGCTCTAAGCCCCTTGGCCCCGGCAAAGTCGTGATCCAGCCCCATTGAATTATGGGATTGTGTGGGGGTGGGGGTGGCCCCGGGGCGGGTTAGTTGGCCCCTTCTGCCCTGAAAGTGGTTTTCAATACCTCCAAGGTGTGAATAGGCTGTTATCCATACCCATTATTTGGTGGGATTGAGAGTGTGGAAAAGGTGCTTGATTGCCTTAGAATTTGCGCCCTAAATGGTGGGTTGTGTAAGGTGGGTACTCATCGCATCCAAGTCGTCAACCTCCTGGGGCAAGCTGTAGGGTCGTGATAACTTGGTTGCTTGGGCGGATGAAATGCGACGCGGTGACTGGTCTGATGATGGCTTGCTGGCGCTGGAGCGGTTGTCACGGGGTGTCGAGGTGGTCCCAGTTGGGGTTGCTGATGGGTCCCTTCCTGCTCCTGCTTTGTGCGCTTGGTCTCTGCGACGCTTTGCGCGTGTTGCTCGTGATGCTCGTGATGCTCGTGATGATACGATGGTGGATGGGTTCGTTGATGACTTGGTTGCGATGGTTGGTCGCAAGTTGACTGCTAGGACGCTCCAAGATGTTGTGAAGATGCTCAAGACCAGGATGACGAAACGTCTAGTTGCCGGCATTCCCGTCTTCGATGATCCGGGGCCGTGGGAGCAAAACAAGCGCGGAGAGCTCAACCGCTTGTGCCCCATGCCCTTGGCGCTTGCCTTGCTTGAGCTTGGCGCGCCAATCGAGATCAGCCACGGCCCTGGATCATTACGCGCATTCGAGCGCGTAAATGAGGAGCGCTGGCGTGCTGAATGGCGGCCTGATCGCGCGAGTAACCTGGCCAACGCGCGTACACGCTGGCTGGTGTAACCAGGGTTGTTGGCTTCCTGAATGGAGAGGTGGCCCATGTTGGAACGCGCTACGATAGGGGCCAATAGCTCCGGAGCGTGACATGGGTGAGTATGCTGGAATCAATGAAACCTCTGTGGTCGCCGGCTCTGGGCTGATCAAGACTGGCAATGTCCTCAGCGTCACAGGTGAGACCAGTTATGAGAACTGGATCATCAATGAAGACGCACTGGCCGGTGACACTGATGACGCAATGGTTGCGATGTACGTCGGCGCCGGGGCAACCGTTGGCGGCTTCCGCATCCGACAAGACCAGGCGACGAACACGGCCAGAGGTGAATACACCGCAGACGTCACTGGCGCTTGGACTGAAGCACTCAGCTTGGCTGCTGCCGTCGCCTTGACCGCTTCCACCGGCATCACCCTGACCTCCACCGGCATCACAAGCTCCATCCTGGCCATACTCGGCACTGCCACTTCTGCTACCAAGATGGAGGTGCAGGACAGCGCCACCAGCCCGCTCTTCATTGTATATGGTGACGGGATTGTGGAGACAGGCTCCATCAGAGTCACCGGCACGACCGTCACAGCCAAGTCTGGGTCTGCGCTGAACCTGGGGTCAGAGACCGTAGCGCCGCAATGGCCGTCGTTGACCACGACAGAGCGCAATGCGCTGACGCCCGCTGAAGGCATGGGCATCTACAATGAGACCGATTCCCAGGCCCAGATGTACATCAATGGCGCTTGGGTCGACATCGGGGCGGCAGGTGGTGGCGGTGGCGCAACACGCGTGTTCCTGGACACCACCCAGAGCACCAGTGATGCTGCGACGGGGGCAGATTCAACTCTTGGGTTTACCCCTGATGAGGCCGGCGCTTGGTACAAAATCAAGCTGTGGGCAATTACAGAAGCTGACACCACTACCGTGGGCGTGGACTGGAGCTGGCAAGGTGACACAGGCCAGAGCTGGGTCCAGCAGCGCCATTCATCGATCAATCACACATCTACGCCAAATATCAAGGTGAATGAAGTGCCCGGCACTTGGTACGATCAACTCACCACAGTCGGTCGCTGCCTTGTGCTGGTTGAAGCTGTCATGCAGGCTGACGCGACAACTCCGGCTGCGGTGAATTTCCAGTTCCGCTCAGAGACAAGCGGCGAAACTGTGTATGTGAAGGAAGGCTCATATTTGGAATGGGAGAAGATCAGCTCCTAGCGGCTGCTGTAGCGTCCCGACAGGCCAAGGAGGTGCGCCATGAAAGCGCGACTGGAAGGGAAACAGCCCCACGGGATGTTGAGCATCAAGCGCTTCCAAGTGCCTGACCTGTGCGTCGTTAGTGAATGCCCCGGGTGCGGGGCCGTGTACAAGACGTGCTTGCGAGATCAGATCAACTACCCGCGCGTGAACGTCCCAGGAGGCGTGAAGGTTGGGGCTGTGGTGTGACGCTTGCGAAGTTGAATGGGCAGTTCCAATCACGGTCGGCGTGCTCATCTCAATTGCGTGACCCACGCCATGGTGGCGATAGTCACTCAGAGCTCAATGCGATAGAGTAGGATCAGCGCGTGAGGGTGCGCATGCCGGCTGGAGCCACCGTACTCCGGTGAAGGTCGGTGCTTTTTGCAATTGGTGAAGGGGTTCGCCATATGCCACCCTTACGCGCCCCGTCCCTGGCCGGCTGAAGCCCCTGCCCTACAAGGTGGGGGCTTTTTTCGTTTGCCGTAGTTGTGGCGAGTGCAGAGCTTCTGGGTTGCGACATATTTCTTGGTAGACTCCGCAGGGTGTGCGCGATAGACTATTTGCGAACTCACCCACAGGAGTGCAACGTGAATCATCAACGCGTCAAGGTCGCCCGCCCCCCAGAGGAGGAGCGCCACCCGCGCACAGGCGGTTACCTGTGCAATATTTGCGGCCGGCACCACCCTCGCGCAATCGTGGTCAATGGTGCTCGAATGCGCCTCATGGCGTGCGACCTCTGCGTCAAGGCGATGGTGGCGGCAATCCTTGATGAGGTGCTGACGTGAGCAAAAAAAGCCAACATCTCTTAGACTACCTGAAGCTGTTAACGGGCATGATGGCCTCCACCGGCGCTCCGCCTGACTTTCACGTCGGCATCTATAATGCCCAGCGGCTTGCCTCAGCCGCCCTCGCCCGCGGCTTGCCCTTCCTGTACTGGGAAGGATATGCCTACAACCACATCCCTTGCCATCACGCTTGGATCACCATCAACGGCAAAGTGATTGACTTGACATGGCGAGCTTCAACGCCCGCCCCGGGCGGCGGTGAATGGGCTGACGCCTATGCCTTGGGCGCTATGCCGAACAGCGCCGCCTACGTTGGGGTGTGCATTGATGTCAGCGACTCCTTTGACAGGATGGTGGAGCATGAGGTGTGCTACTCATACCTTGATGACCACGCCAATGGCCATAAGTTGTTGCGCCATGACTCTTGGGTTGACTACGAGGCGCCCAAGTGGTGAAATTCTTTTTCCGCCCATCCTTCCAGGTCGCCCACGCGCATTGCCCAGCTAGTCTGCCCAACGACATATTTCTTGGTAGACTTCACGGGAGCTGTCCGTTAGAATAGACTTCATGAGGGGATCAACCCGCCCTCACGGAGTGCCTGATGACCATCGCCACTGACGACACGCGCTGGACCTTCAACATCCCAGAGTGCAACATCGGCGCCGTGCGCGCCAAGGTTGCCAAGCTCCAACGGCGTGCCGCAAAGTTGGGCGTGCCCGTCCCCACGGTCACCGAGGGCGAGCCCGCAGATATCACCCTCCGCGATGAGATGGGGCGCAAGTTCATCCAGCGCTACATCCCGTGCGCCGTCACGCAGGACGCCCCTGTGAAGTTTGGCGGCTGGTCGTTCGTGGGAACCATTGATCACGGCACCGATGATGCCGGCAACTCGCTGAACGTCATCCGCTCAGTGCCTCACTTCACCGGCGCCCTCCCCAAGAGCTACCGCACTGACGCCCCAACGTGCGACCACTGTCGCACCATCCGCCGGCGCAACGAGACGTTCGTTGTCCGCCACGAAGATGGTGAGCTGCGCCGAGTCGGCCGCCAATGCATCCGTGACTACCTTGGCGGCCAAGAGGGCAAGGACATCCTGGCCAGCGCCACTTGGATGCGCACATTCCAAGCTGCATTCGAAGACAGCGAGCGGAACGGCTACAGCTTTGGCGGCGGCATCTGGCGCATTGGAGTCCTTGATGCCCTCACCTGGACTGCCGTTGCCATCCGCGCCATCGGTTGGACCAGCCGCACCAAGGCGCGTGAAGACCAGGACGCAGGTGAAGCCACAGCTGACACGGCGTGGGATGCGGCTACACTCGCTTGCGGCTTGCGCAAGCCGGCCAGGGACGAACGCCTGCCAGAGCTTCACGCTGTGGATGCGCAAGACGCTGAAGCCGCGCTGGCTTGGGCCCGTGACATCGACCCCGACACTGACAGCGACTACCTGCACAACCTGCGGGTTGTCCTCAGCCGCTCCAGCGTGAGCGCCAAAGAGATGGGCCTGGCTGCCAGCGCAGTTGCCGTCTACCAGCGTGAGCGTGACCGGGCCATCGCACGCAAGCTCCAGACGGCCCTGCCGAGCGACTGGATGGGCGATGTTGGCCAGCGCTTCGGCGGCAAGGGCAAGACAGGCATCCCGACAATTCAAGCAACTATCCTGCGCCGGCACAGCTTTGAGGGCACATACGGCCTCACAACCGTCATTGTCGCCCAAACAGCGGAAGGCAATGACGTTATTAACTTCAACACTGGCGTGGTCGGTGATGACATCCAAGTCGGCAAGCTCGTCACGATCACCGGCACCATCAAGCGTCACGACACAGACAGCAAGACCGGACGCAAGCAGACCTCGATCAGCCGCGCTTCCTTCGAGCTCACCACCTCGACACCCGCTCCTGCGACCGCTCCTGTGGTCGAGAAGGCACCCCCTGCCGCGCCCCACACCGAGATTCAAGCAGCGCCGGCAAGTGCCGAAGAAGCCAGCAGCGCGCAGGGGGTTGTCATCCTACTCACCGCCAAGCGTGTTGACGGCACTCCCTTCGCAGCGACATTCGCAGACCCCGCCGCGGCCATCCAGGCTGCCGTTGATGGCCGGGCCACAGGCGCTCTGAATTGGCGCACTTGCAGGTATACTATCAACGGAGTGAAGACCAACACCCCTGCGCTCCGCAGGTTGGCGCGAGGCAATTGATATGACCAAGCTCGATGACCTTCGCAACCGCTTCACGCTTGGCAAAATCACCCACGCCAAGCCGGCACCGCCTCTTCCGCTTGCTGCCAGCCTTTGGGCGGTGGGCCCCTCACCAACAGGGCACCACATCCGCGTCATTTGGCGTGAACGCGGTTGGGGCGTTGAGCACTATAGCGGCCTGATCTGCCGCCCTTCAGACTGTCTGGATTGGAGAAACTTCTCAGGCAGGACGACGTCATCATATGACACCTTGGCCAGCGCCATCTTAGCTGCGCAGACTCTCACCAACAGAGCATTGATAAGCGGCTACTCACATTATGAGACAAAGGAGGTGCGCGATGCCTCCCAGTCTTGACGACCTCCGGAACCGCTTTGCTCCAGGTGCTGCACTTGTGTCAGCGCCACCGCCTCTTCCGCTTGCAGCTGAAGCTGAAGCTACCAAGATTTGGTTCTCAACAGGCTTTTACGCTGAAGGCAAGGTCAAGACCTGGAAGGGCTATCACATCCGCGTCATCACCATCATCACCCCGCCAGCACTCGGCGCACGTCGCGACTGGATAGTGCAGGCGCACTGGGGTGCGATCAATGACATTTCAGAATGTCTTGATGCGTCCAAAATGAAGCACAATTCCAAGTCATATCATCGCAGCAAAGCTGAAGCCATGAGAACCGCGCACACGATGCGCAACAAGCGACTCCGGCGCGACTATCTGGAGCTTGGGATTGCTTGGGTGCTGATGTGAGTAGTCTTGACGACCTCCGGAACCGCTTTGCTCCAGGCGCACCTGAGCGCGAAAGCGCAGCGCCTTGCAGCAATGTCATCGCGGGCATTGATCACGGCACCGTCCCGGCGCAAGTCACCATAACAGCCGAGGTCAGCATAATGCCCCCGCCTCCGCCAATGTCTCCGCCAATGCTGTGAACCTGCTCAAGGAGTGCTGAAGAATGGACCACAATCACCCTCTCACGCCGCACATCGTGCTCGTGATCATTCTCGTCGTTCTGACAGCCATGGGCTTGCCTGGCGGCTTGAAGTTCATGCCAGAATCAGAGCAGGAATCGCTCGTTGATCCGTGCCTCCTCGAAAGTGTTGTCTGTGAAGATGAGGAGGTTGGGCGCAAATGAGACATCAGGAGCCATCAGGCGTTTTGTTGATCCCAGAGAAGGGTGACCCGCGTAGCTTGCTGCGCGAAAGTTTGGTGGGGGCCCGCCCTCCCATTGCCATTTCAGGCACGGACATTCGAATTGGCGCCTCGGTGTGGAGGCTTTATTCTGGGCCTATGCAAGGTCTCATGCCACGAGCACTCGTGCTTGCCTGGAATGGCAAGAAAGCGCCATCAGGCATCTTTCACGCTTGGCATCAAGCGGATGACGTGAGCAGCTCGGTGATTGACATGATTCTGTATGAGAATTGGGTTGACCTGAGGAATCTTGCGATGATCGTCCAAAGGTGGAAGCTGGGTGTGGTCATCTCGCTTGGCGCCGATTCAACAAGAAGGACTATATGAGATTGACCAACCAGCCCACGCTTGGGTCCAGAGTGCTGCTAGCTCTGAAGCGTGAGGGCGGAGAAGCCAGCGCCCAATTGCTGGGTCGACTGACCGGCAAGGGCACCCGCGTCAATTCTGCCCTGAACCACCTGTTGGCTCAGGGACTTGTGAAGCGCACTGATCGCAAAGTGGGCAGATCCATTGTTTGGGCGCTAGCAGAAGGAGCGTGACGGCCTCATGGGCCAAGACCCCCAGTGACCGCTGTCTGCCTTGGTGATTGACCAAGCATTCCTAAATGGTCAGATTGGTCGCTAAAGCCCTTCCAGAGGTGGTGGATGGGGTAAGGGTAAGTTGTTCCCAGTGCGATTCAATGGACATCCATTGCCCGATTGGGTTGAAGTGGGTAGGAGTAGGAATTTGAGACAGGGGTGGGGGTCCACCCCCTATAGTTAGTTTATTCTTTCTATTCTCTTCTTATAGCGACGTTATGCGCGAGCGCGAAGCAAAACACGGTGGCCTGGTATCCAAGGTGGCTCACCACGCCCTCTATCGCGCTCCTGTCTGACCACCTCTGACTCAAGCGCCGGCCACCATCCCGCAACAGCGCCCGGCGCTGCCAGAATGATGGTGGACAGTTTGATAGGCTTGACGGGGTGACCAGGAGCGGGTTAGGCTCCCTCAGCTGACGGGCCAGCCCGTCCAGACTGAACTCAACGTGGTCGGCTGACGACCACACTGACAGGAGAGTCATCATGGCTTCTGGCCGTTCACGCACCGTTGTCGGCAGCTTCATCGGCACCGGCGTGCTCATCACTATCAGCAAGGTCGGCTTCAAGCCGCGCTCCGTCCGCCTGTTTAATCAGGATGACGCTGTGTTTGCTGAGCACATCGAAGGCATGGCTGCCGCCAGCTGTGCAAAGCAGAAGGCCGGCACCAGCAGCTTCGTCACGACTCAAGCCGTGACGCTGACCTCCACCGGCTTCACTGTCGGGACTGACACTGACCTGAATGTGGATTCCGAGCGCACCTGGTTCGTGGCCGCGGAGTGAAGAGCCAGGGGCGCCAAGCGCTCTAGCTCGCACACCTTGATCACAATCACGCTCATCCACTGGAGGAACCGAGCATGGCAATCACCGTCGCCGACAAACACAAGTACAGCGGACTGGGGGCTGGAATCGGCCACGGCCCAGGCGCTGGCTCATCCATCGTTGACCTCATCATCGAGCTTCAATCTGAAGCGAACAACAATGCCAAGGTAGTTCACGCCATGGCCGTGTTCGGCGCCTGGGGCGTGGACGTTGATGGCGTCAACACCAATGGGGCTGGCCTCGTTGGAACTGACGCCACAGCAACTGAAGCCGGGGCAACTTATGCCAAGGTGGAGGATGATGCCGTGTTCGCCGACCTCTCGCTCAGCGCGGCAGAGGCAGGCTACACGGCGGCATACCAGCTGTTTCCGGACACGCCGGTGGCAGAGACTGATTATGCCTACTTCGGCCACACCCTGCCCTTCTGTGAGATGGGCTTCAATTACGTCACTCCCGCGGTGTATGACTCCACTGCGGTGACTGAGTGGTTTTACTGGGACGGCTCTGCTTGGTCTGCGCTGACCATTGCCTATGATGGCAGCGAGGCTTCTGTCCAAGATGGGTCTGAGTTCGGTGAGCGTGACGGCGCCATGTCCTTTGTGCCGCCCACCGACTGGGCCAAGACCACTGTGGACGGCGTGCACGCATACTGGGTCAAGGCAGGCATTGCTTCGGGCAAGGCTGCCAACATGACCACAGTGGGCCTGCTTGACGCGACCGAGCACGACATCATCACACCGACTGACGGCTGGACAGCGCCCTGCGCCGGCACCATCACTGGCCTTCGCCTCTGTGACGGCGCTTCGACGCTTCACACGACTGCTGATGTGAAGTTCATCTTGATGAACTACACCACCGGCGCTCACAGTGGTGAGCTGACTTTTGCGCAGGACCAGCGCACAGACAGTTGGACGATCAGCTTGGCAATCGCTGATGGCGACAAGCTGGGCGTCCTGGTGACCCAGGAAGATGGAAGCGCCGAGCCGTCAGCCGTCCTTCTGGAGCTGGAGATCAGCGCCACCCAAGTCTGATTGGCTGTCGCCATCCAGCTTGGCTGGATGGACGCCCTCATAGTGTCGCACTTGGTCATGGCCCGAGTGCGACATTCTAGGTTATGGTAGGGGCTATGACGCCAACCGCCACTACCACGCCATCATCACGCCCTGTTGAGGTCAGGTTAGAAGCTGACATCATTCGGGAGCACGGCCGTCAAGGTCGCAAGCCGACAGCATTGGAATGCGTGCGCGAGTGCACCGCCCACGTCAGGATGATGATGGCGTTGGGCTGGGATGATGATTCCATGTGCATCGAGTTCGGCGTCAGCCCGGCCAAGCTCGCACAATACAAGCGGGTCATCATCAGCAAGGAACAGGCGACGCTCAGCCATCGCCCGCCTGAAGAGCTGTACATTGAGCACCGCCTGATGGTGATGGATGATGTGCACGCCTTGGCTGACATTGGCGCCAAGGCGGTTAAGGGGAAGCAGTTTGCTGCCGCCACCAATGCTCGTCGAGCGCGAGCTCAACTGCTTGACAAGCTGTTTGACCGCGGTCAAGAGGTTGGGGTGATCCCGCGAGCAGCCAAGCGCCACGAAGTCATTGGGGGTCTGCTAGTCGCTCAGCTCACAGAGCGCGAGCTGCTGTCACACATCCATTCAACCGCGATGGCCACTAAGGCGCTGATCTCAAAATATGGGGGCGCATCCTTTTCAGATATGAGCCCTCCTTCAATGGACAGCGTGTATCGGGATGATCCGGGCGAGGTCATTCTGGCCGAGCCGATTGAGGCGCCCAAGCCCGTGCGACGCAAGGCGCGCAAGTAATGGGCGAGTACCATCGCATTGGCGACCCGCAAAAGGGTTATCCATCCACAGAATGGTTCAACTTGCCGATCACTAAAGATGTGGCCCTTGCGGGCGTTCCGGGGGTCCATGAGGCTGCGGCAATGGCTGAATACGGTCGTGTCAACATTCCTCAGAATGGGTGGTTGGACGCAATTCACCTCCATCAAGACGTTGACGGTAATTCAGGCACAACTGCCCTGGAGTTGTATCGTAATCGCCAGGGCGCCTTCACCCTAATTGCCAGCGCCAGCCTCGCCAATGGTGGCGGGGATTTTGGCTTTTTGGCATTTGCCTTTGTCAGCACGGCCCTCATGTATGTGTTGCGCGGTGACTATCTTATGCTGCAGGCCACGAGCAAGATGGGCGGCACGCCTGTCGGCTTTGTTGACGTGCATTTCCAACGCACAGCGCTGTAGCGCTTCCAGGAGTCAAATCATGTCTCAGCCCGGCACACCAACCTCGCTCATCAAGCCTGACGCTGATGCTGGCGATGATCGCAGGGTCATTGCCAACTATGATGTCGCAGTTGCTGGCGACATGGCAGAGCCTACAGACCCGACCAGCTTGACTGCCAAGTTGGAGGGGTTCAACACCCGTGGGGCGCGGTGGCTTCACTACCTTGTTGAGCTGCTTGATGTGGCTGCAACGGCATCAGGCGTCGACTTTCAGCTGTGGTTGTTTGACAAGAATGCTCGCCGGTGGCGTCTTGACACGCGCCTTGGGACCAATGGCACGGTGACCATCGCAAACACAGATGCTGACTATCCCAAGAATGGCGGCATTGTCGAGATTGCCGGCATGGAGCGCGCCTACATCAGGCTGCTCACAGATACAGGCACCTGGAGTGGGGACGCAGACAAGGGCGCCAATGCGTGGTTGGGCGGCGTTTCAGAGCAGTGATCAATTCCCTGGCACATCTGCTCGCCTCGGCATCCGAGGGCGATGCTCAGCCAGATACCCAGGTGCGCCGCACAGCGCCCTCCTGCGTGGCGCTCTGTCGGCAAGGCGGTGTTGCATGATGATCGTCGGAGGTGAGAGCGTCTCGCGGGATGAGTTGACGCAGAAGTGGCTCCAGGCGCGTGAAGCTCAGAATGAGTGGATCAGGCGTCAGGTGATGGACAATGACCGGGTGGACATCCTCTCAGAGGAGGTGTTGGGATACCAGCTTCAACCGTTCCACAAGTCCATGCTCCATTATTGCTTGACCAAGCGCCACTCGCTGCAACTGGCATTTCGTGGCGCCGGCAAGACAACGTCTGTGGAGATTGTCTCAATCATCCACAAGATTCTGAAGGACCGCAACACGCGCATCCTCATAGTCTCTAAAACGCAAGGATTTGCCACAGACATCCTTAGGGAGATCAAGCAACACTTTGAGGAGAATGAGCGTTTCAGGGAGGTCTTTGGCGATTTGGTCGGCGAGGATAAGTGGACTGATTCTGAGATCATGGTCACGGGTCGCGATAGACCGATGAAGGAACCGACTGTCGCATGCGTGGGCATTGGCGGCCAGCTGATCGGCAAGCACTTTGATCACGTGTTTGGCGACGACCTTGTGGATGAGGACAATAGTCGGACGGCTCACGGCCGAAAGACCACCACCACTTGGTACTACAAGGTGATGCACCCGACGATGGAGCCTCACTGCTCGCTCCACCTGTTTGGAACGCGATATCACTTCAGCGACCTCTATGGCCATCTCATTGCCAACGAGATGTCGACCAGTCACCAGATCATCCCAGCTCTGGATGGGAATGGCAGAAGCCCATGGCCAGAAAAGTATTCAGCCGCATACTTCAGAGACAAGCGGGAAAAGCTGGGCTTGGTCATCTTCAACAGCCAGTTTCAGTGCGACACTGAAGCAATGCGTGGCGAGATATTTGATATTGATTGGATGGGCGAGCCCGTCAATATCGGGGATGTGCCAATAAAGGCACGATGCTATGCGGGCATTGATCTGGCGATCAAGACAGCTGAGACCAATGATTTGTTTGCGATGGTCGGCATTGCCGTATTGGGCGCAGATATCTGGGTCACAGCGCTATACACGGCGCATCTGGGCTTTAGCAATCAGACCAAGAAAATCAAGGACTGGTGGGACACCGGCATGGGCGGCGTGTGTGAAAAGAAGCGCATTGTCACATTCGGGATAGAAACCAACGCCTACCAGGATGCCCAGTACCAGAAGCTGAAGGATGATCGGCCCGATATGGTCCTCATCCCGATCATCACAACCAAGGACAAGGTCACTCGGGCGCACCGCATGGCGGCGCGTTTCGAGGAAGGGCGCATCCATATCTGCAAGAGTGTGTGGAATCAATTGGTGGACCACCTTTTGCAATTCCCTGGCGGCCGTTACAAAGATGTGTTTGATGCCCTGGACTTGGCAATAACAACCGCTTTCAAGAAGCAGCGCCAACGCCGTACTGAAGAAGTGGGCTTGATTTAAGGATGTCCAAAATGAATGCAGCCAATACGGTCGCCAAAACTACTCGCAAGCAGCGCGTGTTGGTCATTGAGGCCGACGTTGATGTGGAGAAGGCGGCATCAGAGCGCGGTGTCAGCCATGAGTCCGTGTGGGAGACGCTGGAAGGCCAAACCAATAACAAGACGATCAAGCCGCCATTTAACCTGTTCGCGTTGACCCTATTCAGGGAAAAGAACAGCGAGCTTGGCCAGTGCATCGAAGCCATGGCGACGAACATCTGCGGATTTGGATTTCAGTTGCTCGACGGCATGGGGCGCGAGTCGAAGGATTTGCCACTTGCTGTGGAAGAAGAGTGGGAAAGTGCCCATGAGTTCCTGACTTACGGCGATTGGCAGAATCAAAGCCACACAGCGGTTCGCAAGCTCTTGCGCGAGGACATGGAAGGCACGGGCAATGCGTGGCTGGAGTTGATAGAGACCAAGGGCGGGGACATCATCGGCTACAATCACATCCCTGCTTATCAGATGCGCCTGTCTCGAATGGACAAGAAAGGTACAGTGTACACAGACATTCGCGCCGTGGGGCGCGGGGCTCGCCGCCGCATTGTTGGCGTCAAGCGCCGGCGTCGCTTCCGTCGCCACGTGCAGTTGACCAAGAGCGGAGTCACCAGCAAGCTGACTTGGTTCAAGGAGTTGGGTGACCCGCGCGCCATCAGTCGTGCGACAGGAGAGGTCCTCACCCCTGATCAGATTGAGGCAGGTGAGCCTCTGGCGAATTCAATGATTCACTTGCGCCTGGGGCGCTCGCGCAGCCCGTATGGGTTGCCGCGCTACATCGGCAACCTCTATGCAATCCTGGGCGGCCGCGCCGCAGAGGCCATCAACTACACAACAATCAAGAACAACAACATCCCATCGATGCTCTTGCTGGTGTCAAACGGCCAGCTCACAGATGGCACCATCAATCGCATCAAGGACTTCACCAAGACGATCATTCAAGATAGCAACAATCGTAGTCGCTTCCTAGTCATCGAGGCAGACCCTGATGTGTCAGACGTTGGCGGCGGCCAAGTGAGGATTGACGCCAAGCCGCTTGCCCAGCTGCAGACAGATGATGCAATGTTCCAGCGATATGAGGACGGCAATGCCAGCAAGGTGCGTCGCTCATTCAGGTTGCCAGAAGTGCTAGTTGGTATGGCGGGGGAGTACACGGCCAATAACGTGGAGTCCAGTCGCCGTATTGCTGACGAGCAAGTGTTTGCCCCTGAGCGCGCCGAGGAAGACTGGCAGTGGAATCGTGTGTTGCGCTACAAGGGGGTTCACCATCACATCTATCGCTCCAACGGCCCCAATGTGACAGATGATGAAGACATGATCAAGGTCATGGCGGCGGCAGAGCGGTCTGGGGCCATGACCCCGCGCAGAGCCACCAGCATGATCGAGGACATCATGGGCGCCAAGATGCCGCCACTGGATTCAGCAATCAACCTCGACATTCCATTCAGCGTTCAGATGGCTGAGGCGGTTCAGAACAAGGCCAGTCCCAACGAGGTAGGGCAGCAAGTCACCGCTCTCAAGAGCTTGAGGGATAAGGCAGTCAATGTCTTGAAGGCGCAAGCAAGCAACAAGGCGATGCCGGGGGTGCTTGTTGAAGCCAGCACAGGCATTGACCTCCTGTCTGGAGCGGAGGACAGCATTGTGCTTGCAGCAGAGGTGAACACAGACGGTCGGCCATTTTTGCTCTTGGATCAGGGCATGGCCATTGGCATCATGAAGATGGGCTCACCTCAAAGCGAAGGTGACCAGTGGAGGTATCAGGTCATGGATCTGTTGCCAATCAATCAAGCGCCTTGGGCCAGCTTGGGCGCCACTGACGGGCCGTTCATTGATGCTGTCTGGGTGACTTGATGAAGTGCGGTTGCTCGCTGGGTCGCCAGGCTCTTGATCACGGCATTGCTGTGATCAAGGCCAAACAGGCTGTGCCGGAATATGATGACATTGAAGCCATTCAAGATGCGATGGCAATCGCGCTTGAGGCGGAATGGTCCATGCTATCAGAGGCAGGCACAACAGCAGCCGAGGCATACCTGGCCGGGCAAAAGGTAGTCACCTCTGCCCACGCAACCAAGGCAACAAAGCTACTCCAGTCCCCCTTTGCGGCTTGGCCTTCCGGTGATGCCGTCGCCATGGTTGGGGATGGTATTGCGGAGATGTACAAGCTGTCTCAGAAAGTCATCTTCAATAAGGCAGCAGGCACAAGGGGATATGGCAAGACTCTGGTGTTCAAGGCATCCCTGGAAGCGACGTTCAGCGTGGTTGATCAGCAAGCCGTCTCAGCGCTGGCGGGCGACCAGGTGTATTGGCTGGGCGAGCACTATGACGCTTTGACTCGCGACAGCATCGAGTCAGCTGGGTTTGAGGAGTTGGCAGGCTTGAGCGGCAAGGCGGCAGGAGAGAAGCTGCGCAAGGAGGCAGAGCGCATCTTTGGCACTGGCGCGTTTGCATCCAAGGGGGCTTGGTATTTCAGCGGGGTGGCTGTGAATGCCGCAACCACTGCGCGCGTGAGTGGCGCATTGCTGGAGTTGGAAGAATTGGGGGTGGATAGTTACGTCATTGTTAATCCAATGGATGAGCGCACCACGGACATCTGCTCTGACCTCAACGGCAAGGAGTTCCCGGTCAAGGCAGCAGCTGATCGCGTGAGGGAGATCATAGCCGCAGAATCCCCAGAAGACGTCAAGGCGCTTCACCCGTGGAATCCTGGCGGATATGTGAGCGCATTTAGTGACCTTGGCGTAGTCGTCGAGCAGGGCAAGCCCATCACGCCAGCCGCGGCAGAGGTCTTATCTGCTGCAGGATATGGCATGCCCCCCTTTCACTTCAAGTGTCGAACAACAGTGGACCTGGCGTGATCTTGCGCAACCAAACGGCAACGCAGTTGGTAACCAGTTATTCATTCGTTGCCTTTGGTCACGGTCGGTTATAGTACAGAATGCCAGGCTACCCATACTGAAGCAAAGCATGCCAGCTGCGTCACAACGCTATCGAGCGACGATCACTTGCCCTGTTATCAAGGCAGATGATGCTGCTGACGCCGATGAGAAGCGACTGGTGACAGGCATTGTGCTTCAGCCTGATGTTGAAGATGCTCATGGGGATACTGTTGCGCCGGAGGTCATTGAAGAGGCGGCGCACGCCTTCGTTGCCAAATACAATGCGGCCACAAAATTAGGCATCCAGCACAAGCTGTTTGGACTCCCAGACATCCACCTCGCTGAGAGCTACATCGCCCCTGAAGATACGACCATTGGCGGCCAGCAGGTCCTCAAGGGCACTTGGGTGATGACAGTCAAGGTCCTGAATGATGAAATTTGGGACGGTGTCAAGGATGGGTCGCTAACCGGATTCAGCATCGGCGCTATCGCAACTGTTCCAGCAGCTGAAGAGGCTGAAGTGGCCAAGTCTGTTGGCGAAGTTGTGGATGTGGAGAAATCACGCCCACTCCTCGCCCTTGATGTATCGGAGGTGTCTCTTGTGGATGCCGCCGCAAATGAACGCAAGTTCCTCGTGACCAAGGCATTGGTCCAGGACAAGGAGGAGCCGCCCATGGCCGCCAAGCCCGCTTTCACCGTTGCCCTGTCTGTCGCCAAGGACATCGACAAGATCAAACAGCTGTCCAAGGACCTGGCCCTGGAGCGTCTGGCGTCGGCAAGCTCCATGATCGAGGTCCTCAAGGATGAGTTTGAGAGCTTCACCGACATCGGCCAGCTGTGGAAAGCTGTGGATGACATTCACAGCATGCTCTGGCCTGTGGAGGGCAACATTGCCACCGCCGTCTTCAAGAGTCTCAATGAGGGCGATCACGCCCTTGCTCTGGCTGACGACCTCAAGGCAATCATCGCCAAGGCAATCAGTGAAGTCAATGCGGCCGACGCAGCCGCAAGCACGGCGGCAATCGCCAAGGCCGGCTCTGATGCCGTGACCATGAGCGCTGTCGAGATGTTTGTTGCTGAGCAGCTTGACATCATCAAGGCAAAGAGTGTCACCCCAAATCGTCTCGCAGAGCTGACTGCCCTTGCTGACGGCCTGAGCGCAGCCGTGGCTGAAATGGCGCCGGCAGAAGTGCCAGAAGCCGTTGAGGAGACAGAGGTTGAGAAGTCAGCCTTTGATCTCGGCGCTTTCGAGGCCATGCTGGACGCCAAGTTGGAGCCCTTGGTCAAGCGCGTGTCTGCGCTTGAGCCAGTCGAGGCTGAGCCAACGTCTGAAGAGCAAGCCGTTGTCGCAAAGGCGCTAGCTGAAGAAGAGCTGGTCAAGGCCAGGGGCGCTGAAGAGGCAGCCAAGGCTGAGACGGCGCGCATTCAGAAGCAGCTTGAAGAGTTGGAGGCTGGAAGCAATGACGAGCCTGATGCCGTCGACCCAGACCCGGCAGATGACGTTGAGCAGATTCAGAAGACCTCTCTGTGGAAGTCTGTGATCAACCAGCCCACGCGCAAGGCCAAGGAAGCCGCGCGCCGAGCCGCCAAGACAGCCTGACCCATCCCGGCGCGGGCAGCGCCACAATCAATCGCATCCATCCGCTGATGGACCCGCACCTGGAGACAGTATAATGTCCAAGACGAATGAGGAATTGGTGGCCAAGGCTGTCATCACCACCGATGACATCGCCAGCACCGGCAAGCTCAATGACGAGCAAGCAGAGAAGTTCATTGACTTCGTCATCGATGTCACCGGCGTGGCTGAGTTCGCTCGCGTCGTGCGCTTTCGCGCCGAGAATCTCAACATTGACAAGATTGGTGTTGGTTCGCGTGTCACGATGCCGGCTGCAGAAGCACGTGATCCCAACCGGCGCAAGGGCATCACCGCGTCGCAGGTTCAGCTGACTCCCAAAGAGATCATGACGCCCTTTGAGATTGGTGACTCCTTCGTGGAGAACAACCTAGAGGGTGACGACATCGAGGAGCACATCGTCAAGATGATGGCCACTCAGATGGCCAATGATGTGGAAGAGCTTCACATCAACGGCGATGACGAGGGCGTAGCTGCTCTGGAGTCAGACATCGTCGACGGCGGGTCCAGCACGGAGTACGTCAAGGACACATTCCTGGAGCTGTTTGACGGTTGGCTGCGCCTTGCAGACTCCGGCAGCACGGTGGACATCGCTGGCGCTGCCATCAGCCCCAATGTGTTCAGCTTGATGCTGAACGAGCTGCCTGCCAAGTTCCGGCGGCAGAAGCGCGACTTGGTGTATCTGTGCTCGCAAGAGCTTGAGCAGCTGTATCGTGAGCGTGTCGCAAGCCGCGCAACCGCGATGGGTGATCAGGCGCTGAACAGCTCGGGCCGCATGACGCCGTTCGGCATTCCTCTGGTCGGCGTCGCGCTGCTTGCTTTCTACCCGCCCGTGGTGGAGCACATCGCTTTCACTGGCTCTGGCTCCACGGTCAGTCTGCGCTACGGCCCCATCCAGGCAAGCAGCCTGGTTGTGGCAACGAGCACCCTGACCGGTTCCACGCCAGAAGAAGCGTACACGCTCACCACAGACTACACCGTCGATGAGACGGCCGGCACCGTCACCCACGCGGGTGGCGGCTCCAGCATCGGGGCCACTGACACGGTCAAGATGACTTATGGCGCATATCCGCAGGTGCTGCTCACGCACAAGATGAACATGATCATCGCCTGGGGTCGTGACATCAGGGTGGAGAAGGACCGCGACATCTATGCGCGAGTGGACCAGTATGCCATCACGGCCAAGACTGACGTGCAGTTTGAAGAACTGACGGCAGTCGTCAAGGCGTACAACATCAGCAACGCCATCTGATCACGGTGAGGGGTTGACGCCCCTCCGTGTTGATTCACCATCATCTGTTCAACAGGATGGAGCCTGACATGAGCAAGACAGTTCACCACGTGGAATTGGTTGAAGGTGCGGCAAACACGACGCCGTGGGGTCAACGCGACCGCCACGGCGTCAGATTCCCTGTCGCCAATCCCGTCCACCTGAAATACTACAAGTGCCACGGCCGGTACAAAGTGACAGCTCGCGTCATCCGCGCTGTTAAAGTTACGGAGGCAAAGGTGTTGTCAACGGTGGGAAAGAAGGGCCGCACTGGTCCGGGCGTCGCCACCATCACTCCTGAACGCTTGCTTGCTCTGGCGCGAACAGCGGTCAGGGTGAACATGAGCAAGAAGCGCCTGATCGCAATCGCAGCAGACCTGGGCGTGCCTGGTCTTGACTCGCGCAAGCCGCCAACGAATGCTCAGCTTATCAAGCGCATCACAGAGCGCCAAGCGCTGGTGCTTGCTCAGCTGGAGACATCTTTGGTTGATGAGCCTGCCTAGTGCTGCAGGTCAACCAGAGCAGCGGTGATACGGTCCAGTTCAACATGGAGCGTGAAGCAGACCGCCAGCGTTGGGCCCGTCTCAGCGCTGATCCTGCGTTTCAGCAGACAATTACAGGCGTTTCCATCCTTTGGAGTGGCCGTCAGTACGCCGCCCCACGCCCTCAACGTTTCAGGGCCATCCACTTTGAGCATCGGCTCATTCGGTCCAGAGACGGTGAGCGCGTAACGGGCGAGCAGGTCATCATCCAAGCAGACACGACTCGCACAGCCTTGACGGTGTGGCGAGGCCAAAACGGGTCGATGAAGGTGGAGGTGGAACGCGCTGGCCGACGGGTTCACAACCCCGGGGTGGCAGGTATGCCCCGAGGGGGCGCTGACCAGGCCCGCGTGGAAGCTAGCCCAAGCGCAGAGCTTCGGCACGCAGAAGGCAGCCCCCTGTCAGCGCGATTGCAGAGGGCGAGTTGATGTCCACGGAGCTGGCGCCGGCCGGCGCCCACAGGAGCGCATAATGCCCCACTTGGCCAACGGCGAAGAGAACACCCGCGACATCCTGGCGCTCCATGCCGTGAATCGCGAGGGTCAGTTGTTTGACCCGACTGTTGTTGAGTTTGTCGTGTATGATTGGGATAGCGGCAGCCCCGTGCAGGTCTTTCCTGCCACAGGCAGGGAGGATGTGTCCAGTGAAGGCGACTTCACAGGGGTGTTCCCGGCCAAGGATGTGACACTTTCAGTCGGGCTGACGCCAGGCACATCATGGGCCACGCCCAATGAAGGAAAGCACAGCATCAAATGGTGGTACACAGACCCTGACAACAGCGCAGCAACGCTGTCGTGGGAGCAGGTATTTTACATCAGCGACGCAGCTTTGGGATTGGGCGTCTGGAGCTATGTGAGTCCCAACGAGCTTCGTGCTGAAGGATTGAGTGCTGTGACCGTCGCTGATGCTTGGATGTTGGAGCTGCTCATCTATGCGCAACAACTCATTGATCGGCTGTGCAAGCAGCCCTTCAGGCCGGTATATCAGACATTCAAGATGGACGGCACGGGCAGCCCGCGGCTTCACTTTCCTGTGCCCATCATCGGAATCGACTACATCAAGGCCAATTTCAGCTCCCAGGAATTGGACGCAGACAGTTACCACGCATATGCGTCGCCAATCAATCGCAAGGGCCCAATCTGGCTTCAGGCAGATCACCGTCGCAATCCCAAGATTGAGATGGTGGCAACGCCGTCCATCTATTCAGGCGGTCGTCCAGGTTATCCTGGGTACTTCGGGGAGGGCGCGGCCAACCAAGACATCGGCGGCGTGTTCGGCTTTCTGGAGCCTGACGGGACAACGCCTGGGCCTATCCGTCGAGCAACCATGGCAATGGTGTTTGGGATGGCGTCACGCCTCACCACGGGCAGCACCAGCAGTGCTTCATCGCCCGGACCGCTCAAGCGTTTGCGCGTGGACAGGCATGAGCAAGAGTGGGATACGCTCAGTTCCACGGTCGGTTTGAGCGATGCTTTGGCATTGACGCCAGAGGTCGAGCAAATCATCAAGAATTATCGTGCGCCCATCAGCATCGCGGTGGTGTGATTCGTGGCCAACCTTCCTCTCATCAGCCCGGTCAGCATAACGGTCGTGCCTCTGGACGAGGCATCCACCGCATACAATGCGCGCGCTCGCGAGCCGGTGAAGGGAGTGAGCAGGGGCGCCAGCGTCACTTTCGATGCGCAGCACAGCCAGACACGCCGCCAATCGCGCGGCTATGACAGGTCTGGAGAGGAGAAGTCCACAACGGGATATGTGATCACTCGTCAGTGGATGCTTGACGATGAGTCATATGTGCCCAAGAATGGGGACAAGATCACAGTCATTGGCTCACGCGCAACCGCCGTATATGTCACAGGGACGACAGACAAGGGTCACCTGGATGGCGCCAACACGCTCGTGTTGATCCGTTACAGCAGCCAGCAACCCAGGAGGACGTGATGGCCAAGGTCGCATCCATCACCCTCACTGGCCCGTGGTCAAAGTTGACCGCCATCATGAGCCCGGCCGTGGCCTCAGGTCGCATCGCCCGTGAGATGGGCAATGCCACAAGAGCCAACGGCGCCATCGTACGCAAAGAGATCAGACGCACCCTTCAGAGGGGACTCAACCCTGCCAATGCGCCATTGACTGTCATGATCAAGGGCTCAAGCAAGCCAGGCGTGGATAGCGGGGAGTTGTTCAAGGCAATCACAAGCGTTGTGATTGACCACTACACGGCAGAGATTGGGGTGCGGAAGGGCAACCCAGAGGCGGACTATGCCCGGATGCTTCACGATGGCGGCCGCATCAAGGTGACTCAGAAGATGCGCACGATGTTCGGCTATCTGGCTGATGTGAGCGCAGGCAACCGATCAGAGTCAGAGCTCACAGGCAGGGCCGCAGAGCTGTATCGCAGGCGCCCAGGCGGTTGGCGCGCTCTTAGGGAGTCCACTACCCACATCCGCATCCCTGCGCGCCCTTTCATTGCGCAAACTATGGATGATGAGTCAATCAAGCGTCGCATTGGTCGCAATTGGCTCAAGGCTTGGTCGGCTGGGCTTGCCGGGGAGCGGTTCAAGATATGAGCACGACCACGACAAAGAGGTTGCTGAAGTGTCACCATTTTGATTCCAAAATGGTGGGTGACGCGACAACCAGCGACTACACGAAGTTGCGGGCTATCCCGCGTGAAAGACTCATCAGGCTCATCCCAGCAGACATAGGCGACAGCTTGGGAGAGGGCTACCCCACTGACGCTGATTTGTATGTTGCGCTTCCGACCCATTCTATCGGTCAGTTGGTCACGTGGGACATGATCCAGATAATTGGGGAGTCACCCAAGGACCTGGACCTCAATCAAGTTACCACGATCCAGGGCAGACTTTGGGACGGCACGACTCACTACTATTGGGATGGCGCAGCTTGGTCGGCGGCCGGCGCGAGTGATTGGAATACGATTGAAGACATCAATACCAACTTGCCTACGTGGAATCCGGACACGGCACTTGGGGTGGTGCTCAATCTTCAGACCACGGACCGAGACTACACGCCCAGCGTGACCGAGGTGTTGCTGCTGTGCACGCTGTCTCTTCCAGACTTCATTGAAGATTGGATTTATGGCACAGTGGTTGCCCAGCTCCAGGATACAATTCGCCCAATGACAGACATCCGGGCAGCCAGCGACGGAACGTCAACCATCACCCTGGCTGACGTGTTTGGCGATGATTATGCTGCTTGGGTCGCGAGCGTGGATAGCATTGACGGGGTGTGGAATCTCACGTCAGACCCTAAGGCGCGCTCAAGCATACTTTCCAGTTTTGCGGCAGGAGTCATCACGCTGACTGGCGCGCCCACCCTCGGCGACGACATCTTGATCAGAGCCAAGTATGCGCCACCCGTCGCCGTCCAGACAGACATGGACTATGAGGATGATGCTTCGACGCCATCGCTGGTGTTCGCCGACATTGACACAGTGGACCACGGGGTTGGTGGTGGGGATTCCCACATCATGAACATCTACGCGTCACCACCCGTTGGAGTTATACTCCCATCACCAAGGCGTGCACACATCGACTTCAGCTTGGAAGCACGCGCACCGCTTGCGATTGACCTTCAGAGGATGGTGGCAGAGGTGGTCAACTGGATGGATACGAACATGGCGCCGCAGTCAGCGCAGACAGGTGAGCGAGCCACGCTGGTAGTCACAAAGACCTTCAATCGCACATCCACGCCCGGCTTTTCTGGGCTTCACACGGCAAGCATGTCTTTCCGCCTTCTGGACATCAACAACTGGAACAGGCCTGCAATCGTCGCGGGCCCAAGCAGCGATGGACAGGGCTATGGCGTCAGCACTGGCAAAATTGTGACCCAGGTGGGCGCCACATCTCAAACCATCGATATCACGGAGTAACACCATGGGCGTTCGCCGCTTTGGACCTACCCTCGGAGCCGGTGTTGTCGTCATCGAGACGCCGCCCGACAAGACCCTGTCTCCTGCGCCCACTGGCATTACCTGCTACGTGGGTCAGACAGAAAAGGGCGAGGTGGGTGAAATCATTCATGCGCCTGGCCTCACAGCATTCAAGAAGAAGCTGGGAAGCTATTACACAGGCAGTGAGTTGCCCGATTGCGCCTTCGACTTCTTCAATCTGGGGCAGGGTGCAGGGCAGCTGTATGTTGTTCGCGTCACGGATGGCACAGAGGTGAAGAGCAATGATGCGGCCTTTGGTCGGAAGGGCGGCCATGGTTTCGCATATGGTCGCAAGGCTGACGTCACTTGGGGAGATGTGCAAGACGTCATGCTCACCCTCGCCACCAAGAGCGGTGGACGCTGGGGCGGGCGTGAGCGCGTTCACACCGGCGACGTTGCCGTGGTAGCCACCGACATTACGGCCACCACCCTCGACACGGCGTCAACCTTCCTGGCGGATGAGTGGGCTGGAGCCACCTTGGCCTTGGAGGGTGTCACAGGGAAGACATACACGGTGCTCAGCAACAGCACGGCAGGCGTGCTCACCGTCGAGTCGGACAGTACCATGGCCGCCGACCTCGCCGCGGGCGCTACTCCTGCCGCAGACGGCTACACTCTGTGGCTTCCTGTTGAGGAATTGACATTCCCAGCAAGCGTGGCCGGCACCAAGAAGGGCTTGGCGGTCGTGTGGAAGAATGGCCAAGAAGATGAGGACAACTTCTTTGGGATGGAGTTGTGGGAGAATGGCGTGAAGGTGGCTGACTACAGCGACTTGTCCCTGGACCCTGTGCACAAATACTACATCGAGAATGTGGTCAATCAGGACGCGTCAAATGAGTGGGTTGATGCGACCGTCGTGTATGGCGGCAGCATCGGGGTTCGCACTCGCCCGTCCAACTTCAGCGGTTGGGCGCTGGATTGGTCGTCAAACATCCTCACAGCTCAATTCGCACACGTCCAGTCCGCTGCATTTGCGACGGCTGATGGCGGCTGGATTGACAACTGGACCAAGCCCAGTGACGCCAGCTTGGCTGATCGAATTGTGCCCCAACGCCTGACGGTGACAATCACCGGAAGTGGCACGACGTTCACCGTGGCATCTGATGTCGCATATGGCGGAGATCATGTTGACCTCCCCAATGGCACCATTGGCACGGCATACGCCGCATCCAACCAGCACACCATCGGCTTCCTGGTCCACCAGGGCGACGGCGGCCTGGCTGATGGCGATACCTTCGTCATCGATGTGCGCCCCTTCCCTGTCGACGAGAATGGCGACGGTATGCTGGCTGGCGGCTGGTTGTACTATGACATCGATACCAACAAGCGGTCACGTCTGCGCATCGAAGACAACACCAATGACACCATCACGCTTACCAGCGCACCTGCCGCTGCGCCGGATGAGGCTGTCACGGCAACGGCGGCAGGGAATGTCACCAACACAGGCACGCTGACTTTTGCGCTGACTCCGTCGGCTGACTTGGACGTGATCCACAGTCACTTTGGGAAGGTGACGGTGGATGTCACAACCAATGCTCCGTTCGCCAGCGCAGCGGCGCTTGTGGCAGAAATCAATACCCAATGGCAGACTGCAACCAGTTCGGCAGGCGACATTGCCACGGTGCAGACTTCGCCAGCAGATTCGGTTGACCTCAGCACGGATGATGGCGGCGACGATGTCAATGCTGGATATGACAGCTTCTTGGTCGTTGAAACTACGGTGGCCAATCTGGGCGTCACGGCCGGCGACTCTGCGCTTGGCACCCTGGGCGCCGAGTTCAGAGTTCAGGCACCGACATTCCTGCGCGACGGCTATGACGGCGATGATCCGGCAGACGCTGATTACACCCAGCACTACAACACCAGCACGTCGGTCATCAACAGGCTGGTTGGTCGCAATCTCGGATTGGTGAAGCTGGCCACGCCGGCCAAGACTGCTTCAGCCATCCAGAAGGCAGGTTTGGCATATGCTGAATTTGCCAACTACCAGTACCGCGTTGAGTTCGTGGACACCCTGGATGACGATTCTGCCGCCGTTGCCTGGATCAATGACACCATCGGCCGCAATGACTTCGGGGTGTGCTCATATCCCAGCTATGGATATGTGCCCAATCCGACCGGCTCAGGCTTGGTTGTGCGCACGCTGACCGGCTCCATTCATGGTCGCGAAGCCCTGGTTGCCAAGAATTATGGCGGCTATCACAAGGCGGCGGCCGGCATTGATGTCACCCTGCCCAATGTGGCCAAGCTCCCAACTGGCGAGCGCGTGCTCAGCGAAGAAGTGTTGAACCCGGTGGGAATCGGCGTCATCAAGAAGGTCAAGGGCAACTTCGTGATCTGGGGCGACCGCACCATCAGCTCTGACCCGGGGTGGAGATGGAAGCACCAGCGTGAGCAGCTGTCTCACTATGAGAACATCTTCAGGGATCAGTTCGACTTCATTGTGTTCGCCATCAATGACCAGATCACCCGTCAAGGGCTGATCACAACCTTCAGGGCTTTCTTCCTGCCAGAGTGGCAGAAGCGCGCGCTGCGGGGTGACAAGTTTGAGCAAGCTGTCAGCATCAAGATTGATGAAGACAACAACACCAACTTGACCGCCGCCAATGGTGACCTGTACGCAGACATCAAGCTGCGATTGGCTGACACTGTCGAGCGCTTCAACATTCGCATCGGCAAGGCTGGCATCTTTGAGGACCTTGGCTGACACGCATTTCGCTTGCCGGCCTAGTCGGGCCGGCAATGCATCAACCTCCTGGCGGGTCTGCTCGCCAAGACCCAAATAGGAGCTGGATCATGGGCATCAAGCAGGTCCTCCAGGCAGATCACATCCCGGTCAATAAGTACACATTGATCGTTGTGGGCATGCCTCTCATCACTTTCACCAAATTGAGCGGGCTGGAATATGCCGTTGATGTGGTGGACCTGCCTGACCGCACCCGGTCGCCAGGCGGCAATGCTCAGGCAACCGAGTTCACCGGCGAGCAGCCGTTGCACCATCTTGCTGAAGTGCTGGCGATGGAAGTCTGGTTTGAGGAGTGCCAAGACCCCATCAGTTCAACTGCAAAGAAGCCAGGCACCTTGGTCTTGACTTCTGGAACAGGCGCCCTCATCAAGACATACAGCTTCACCGGCATGTGGCCCAGCAAGCGGAAGACGCCTGACCTGGACTTTGAGAACGCTGGTGACATGGCCGTCCTTGAGTGGACCTTCCAGGTGGACAGCTTGTTCCCAATCTGATGACACCACGCCCCGCCAGCACAGCAACACGCTCTGTGCTTCGGGGTTTGCGCCCAACCCTTACCCCAACAGACGCCATCAGGCGCATCTGAGGAGCAGAATAGCATGGCAGCAGTACAGAAGCTCAATGCGGCGGCTGAACAGGCCCCGTTGCCGACAACCGATGGCTTCGAGGGTCATGACCAGACCACTTTCCAGATGTGGGGTGAGCAACTTCCCATCGGCATCTTGGACGGCGGTGAGCTCCATCGCAGCTTTGGGTTCAAGGTCTATGATCTGGCCATCGAGCGCGAGCTTGCCCTGAAGAGGAAGAAGACCAGAGCATCAGCTGAATATGTGGTGGAGGTGCTGTCAACGGTCCTCACGGTGCTCGGGCCTCACGCTGACTTCCAAGCACTCAACCACCAACAGCGTAAGCTGGTGATTCAACGAATGTGGTTGCCAGATGTGCTGTATGCGTATTTCAGCTTGCGCCGGGAGGCTCTGGGAGATGAGCTCAGCGCCAGCTGCACGTGCCCAACTTGTTCCCACAAGTGGAAGTATGTGGGTGACCTGGCGATGGGTGATGTCAAAGTGGTCACAGGTCCGGAGGCTATCTCATGGCGCCATGAGATGCGCCATGGTTTGATGGGCAAGGATGGCGACCGCATCAAGAGCGCCGTGCTCCAGCCCCCGCGCTGGGAGTGCATGTTGGGCATCACCCGCAAGACTGGTCGCACCAATGCTGTGATGGTCAAGGTGCGCGTGATAGCCAGCTGCATTCGCCAGCTTGGGGACGGGACAACGCCGCTCACAGAGCACGTCATTGACACCATGTCCAAGTATGATATTGAGCACATCACAAAGGCACTCGATGATTGCGTGCCTGGTCCAGACATGACGCTGGAGCCAGAATGTCCGGAGTGCGGAACTGAGCTGCGGATTCCGATCAACTGGGATTGGGATTTTTTCTTTGGAGCTGCTTCCCTGTAGCCCCAGCGGAGCAGCTGAATGAGGAGGTCTTTGCATTGACATACGGGGGTCACTTCAATTCGCTGCATTGCGAACAGATGGACAGCCACACTCGGCGCTGGCATCTCAAGCGCCTGTATGAGCAGAAGCTCGCAGAAGACAAGCATCTGAAAGACGCAAGGGCAAAGGCCAAGGCCAATCGAGGCAACCGGGGGTAAGATAAATGGCGTTCATGAATGCGATGGCTCTCGGGGCCACCATCCGCGTGAGCGTCGGCAGCTCCATTGGCCAGTTGCGTAGGTTGGGAGGGGCTTTCAAGTCCACCACGCGAGCTTCGGGCATGCTTGCCCAAAAGTTGGGCAGCGTCGGACTTGCGATGGGTGCTGTCGGTGCTGCCGGCGCGATGCTCACAACTGTCCTGGCCGGCATGGGCGAGAAGGCAGCGGCCTTCGAAGCACAGATGAGCGCAGTGGGCGCTGTCTTGCTGAAGCCTCGTAGTGAGATCAGCGAGATGGAGAAGGTGGCCAGGAGGCTGGGGTCATCGACTGTCTTCACAGCCACGCAAGTTGGTGAGGGCATGGAGCTTATGTCGCGCTCTGGCTTCGATATGATTGATGTCATCGGTCCTAACGGCAAGGGTGGCGGCATCGAGGGAGTGCTCAATGCAGCAGCGGCATCAGGGGATACTCTGGCAGAGACGGCCAACAATGTGTCCAACGTTCTAAAGGGCATGGGCCTGGAGACAAGTGAAGCGACGCGCGTGGCTGATGTGCTGGCCTTGGCGTCCAGCAGGACCAACAGCACCATCGGTTCGCTGGGTGAGTCGATGAAGAACGTCGCATCAACGGCTCGCCAATTCAACATTCCCCTGGAGGAGACTGTTGCGGGCGTCGCCTTGTTGCAAGATGTGGGGTTGGATGCGTCAGTTGCTGGGTCATCGATGAACACGATGTTGTCCAAAATGACAACGTTGACTGACAAGACAAAGGTGCGTCTGGGCGCACTTGGCGTAGCGTTTGAAGATGCGCACGGCGATATGCTGCCATTCCCGCAGGTGCTTGATGCAATTGCTTCTGCGGCAGCAGAGAGTGGCGGCAACATGGATGCCGCCGGATTGCTGGTTGATCTGTTTGGCTTGCGAGGGCAGAAAGCTGCGACCAACCTCAAGGACATGGCGACATCAGGGAAGCTGAGTGACCTTGTGGAGCTGCTCAAGAAGGCCAAGGGCAGCGCGGAGAAGATGGCAGAGTTGCGGCTTGACAACCTGACAGGCCAGATGACCCTTCTGTCGAGCGCCACGGAAGGTTTTGCTATTGATGCGATGATGCCTCTCAATGTCGAGTTGAGAGCTGCTACCAAGAACATGACTGACTTTGTGCAGGCTGTTACTCTTGGCATGGAGGGCAAGGGAGAGGGTGCCGCCGCAGAATTTGGCATGGGCCTGATGATTGGCATCACGGCGGTTGCGGACGGCACGAGGATGTTCCGTACCGAGATGGAGGCCATCATTTCGTCGCTTGGCGAGGGTGACGTTGCTTGGGCCAAGATGGCTGGCGTCATTACGGTTGCTTTGATTGCTTTGGCTGTTGTGCTCACCCCGGTTGCGTTGGCAATTGCCGGCATTGCTGCTGTTGGGTTTGTTTTGGGAGAAGCGCTGCTGCCGGTCATGATTGCCGTGGCCGGCATCGCGCAAATCATCGGGCTCTTGATTGGCGGCATGTTCCTCGCGGCTAGCGCGAATGGCGTCACCTTCACGCAGCTCCTGACTGACATTCATGGCGCGATGGTTGTGATGTGGCAGGCGGCCAAAGAGTCGTTCATGTCAAATTGGACAGCGATTGAGCAAGCATTTGCTCCAGGGCTCGCCACCCTCAAAGAGGCATGGGAAGTCGTCATGGAGACTCTGACCAGTGGCGGCGTGGAGACTTCGGCCACATTCAAGGGCGTGGGCGAGACCATGGGGACTCTGGCAGCTATGCTCGCCATCCTTGCCGGCTGGGTCTTGAGAGGCACTGCGCTATTCATCAAGTTCGGGGTCGTCATCTGGTCCAAGTTCATGAAGCCGGCGGTTGCGGGAATGGGGCTCATAGCGGGCGGATTCTTGGACTTGATCTATGGTGCCAATACGCTCCACGCGAGCTTGGGGCGCATCTTCTTTGGAATTGGGTTGATGATGTCAGCTCATATGCGGCTTGCCATCAACGGCATCTTGGAAATGTTCAAGGTGCTGATGAACAACCCCGTCACGCAGGCAATCTGGCGTCTGTTAGGGGTCGACACGGCAGCGGCACTCACTGAAGCCCAAGCCTTCATTTCAGAGCCGCCCATGCCTGAGTGGATGAAGCCTCAAGACAAGGCGGCAACCCTTTCAGGGCAGCTCTTGGAATTGATGGGGAAGGGCAGTGCAGAAGTCGCAACCCCGCATGATTCCAATGTGACTGTGAACACCGAGAACAAGAATCAAGTTGACATCACGACTGAAGTGAAGGTAGATGGCGCAGTCATGGCCATCGCAACAGGTCGTCATCACCAGGACATCGCAGACCGCACCGGCGCCACGAGCACGCCATACCAGCGCCGCCAGATTCTCGAACACGGCTCAGCCCTCTTGCACAACTGATACCGGTGGCAGAGCGCCACGCAGGAGGCATCGCAGATGATCCCCCACACCGATATCCACCCGCACCCCTCTCAGGCGCGCTTCGATGTGCTCGCGCAGGCGGGTGCGCCCCGACAGGAGGCCTGAGGCATGGGAACCAGCGACCTGTTCGCGAAAGAGGTCATTTGGACCTTGTCGAGCCTCGATGCCCCCGGCACGACGGTGGAGGGTCAATATAGACCAAGCAACCTTGTCGAGAATGTGAGCGGGGTCTGGGCAGAGACGAGCACGCTAGGGCTTCAGCAACCGGTTCTGCAATTCATGCGGGGCAACCTGGATGTCATCACATTTGATGCCAAGGTGTTTGCCAAGCACAACGGCGTGCTCGGCACTGGCTTGAACTCTGATAACATCAAGGACTTGGTGGATACGATCAGAGAGCTGCCGCGCGCAGATGAGGCGCTGGGGCGTCCTCACGTATATACATTCACTTGGTCCGAAGAGTTCCAACAAGATGTGGTGATCCAGTCCGTCGGCGGGATTCGATATGATCACGCCCGCCCTGAATATCTATTCGGCTCCAAACCCTCCAGTCTGCGCGGCGTCCTATTCCGCATCAGAATGGCCAGGTATGTGGAGTATGATGTCGGCGCCCTAGTCGGCGCCAGCGAGTCATTGGTCATATACGCCAAGCAAGGTGATACATTCGAAGTCATCGCCCAACGTCTGTATGGGGACGCTAAGCTGGGTGAGGTCATACGTCGACGCAATCCTGACTTAGAGATAGATGGCATCCCGCAAGGGGAGCGTATTCACATCATCCCCAAGGCCAAAGCGCGTCGCGAGCTTGTGCTCAAGCGCCAATCACTCGCCCTGCGCCGACGCACCGCCCAAACAGCCTTGTTTGATGCGGTCCTGGACAAGCGCAGCGTGAGTTATCGAAGCCACATCGTCAATGGCGATATCTGATGGCATTCGATCATCTAGCGCCGTCAATCCGCATCGAGGTGGAAGGCATCGAGCTGGATGTTGAGGTCACCAACTACGTCCAGAAATGCACCGTGGAACTGACTCAGGAGATGGCTGACAAGATCACGCTCACAGTCCTCAACCCGCAGATAGACTCCTTGAAAGGGGGGCTCACGGGCAAGTTTGCGTTCACAGATACCAAGGTGTTCCAACCAGGCAACACGATCAAGGTGTATCTGGGATATTCAGCAGATGAGGTCCTGGTAGGCGCCGGGGTCATCCAGAAGTTCCTGCCTAGCTTCCCTGAGAATGGCGCGCCCATGCTTACCATTCAGGCGTATGATGGCAGCGTGCTCATGATGGATGGCGAGGACTCGCGTGAGGGCAAGGTGTGGGAAGACACAGCCCATAGTGACGTGGCCCTAGCTGTAGCAAACAGCTATGCCTTCATCACCGAGATTGAGCCCACAGATGTGGAAAAGAATACCACCAAGAAGCGCGGGATGAGCGACTGGGAGTTGGTGTCAGGCCTTGCCCGCTTGCACAACTATGATGCGAAGGTGCGCTGGAGCGATGACCTCAATGAGTGGGAGCTGCACTGGGGTCCCGACATCTTTGCACAAGACAAGCAGTACACATTCACTTACGCAGCCGATGGAGTCTCCAACACCCTCCTGTCTTTTAGTGCATCGATGGCAATCACAGGCCAACCCACCAAGGTCAGCGTCCTGTATTTCGATCAGGATACAAGGACATGGGAGGCAGTGGAGCTAGAGGAATCCAAGGATGGAGAGTCCATCAAGTTCACAGGCTCGGGCGAGCTGGAGGATGAGATTCTCAGTTCCACTAGCTTCAGATTGGCCGCCAGCGGCGTCAGCGTCGAGGTAGTGCCCGGCGTGCACTTCGACACGGCAGAAGATGCCCAGCTGTATGCTGAGCGATTCTTCAGAGCGCGCAAGGATCAATTCATCACGGCTCGCGGCAAGTGCGTTGGCCTGGAGGTGCTGAAGGCGGGCGAGGTGCACACAGTCGCAGGCGTCGGCACGCAGTTGTCTGGAGACTATCAATTCTCAACTGTGAAGCACGTCTATGATGCAAGCAGCGGGTTCACCACTGAGTGGTTTGGCAACAAGGTTGTGGAATGAGCACGCAAGGTCATCGCATTGAAATCCATTACGGAATTGTCACCGACAATTTGGATGAAGAGAAGCGAGGCAGGCTGAAGGTCCAGTGCGGCACGCTGGTGCCGGTAGAAGGCGAGCTGCCTCAATGGGTGGAGCCGCTGTACCCATTCTTGTCCAGCAGCGACAACGAGACCAGCGACGGAGGGTGGTTGTTTATCCCTGACATCGGGGTGGTGGTTGAGCTGCGCATCATCGTGAGCAGTCCAAACGATGAGCGAGGCGGCTTCAGCGCCATGGCTGCTCCAAACATCCGATGGCAAGCGTGCGCAAGCAGCCGCGGCTCTGATGTGGTGCCAGAACTGTTCCAGACCAATTATCCTGCGCGCAGAGGTGTCACGACTGCGCGCGGCCACGTATTGATGTGGGATGACACAGCCAAGATGGAGAAGCTGGAGCTGTCAATGGCTCACGGGGAGGGCAAGACCAACTTCCTGTCCATGGACCCTGATGGGGTATATCTCGCCAGCGCTGGCGCATCATCCAACCTTATCCAGTTAGATTCGACAAATGGGACCATCACAATCCTTGACGGCAATCAGAATATCCTCGTGTTCAACAGTGACGGCTGGTTCATGGGCACAGAGGATTCTGACATCATATCTGCTGGCGACGGCGAGATGTCTGTGCTGACTGGCACCTTGCTCTTGAATGCAACCAATGTGTTGGCTGAAGTGGGCGAGTTCAAGGTGGAGCAGACGTCATTAACGGCCACCGCAGCGATTGTCGAAGGTGCGCTGGGATTTCAGGCAACGATTGCTAGCAGCCTCACAGAGATTGCCGGCCTGATTGCCGGCCTCGGTCTCGTGGCGTCAACCACCACCGGCGTAGTCGTGCCAGCACTTCAAGCCGGATCATTCAGCTCTTTGCTCCTGTCAGCAGAGTGAGGTCAGCATGGGAGCCATGAGCGACACTTTGCGGGATGAATTTGATTCCCAGATGTCCAGCATTGTCGGGACTGATTACGATGATCTCTCTGATGCAATCAAGGATGGGCTGTTCACGGCGGTGGCCAATGCCCTTGAGGTGCACGTCGAGGAGTTTGCGCCAGCGGGTTGGACTGGGACTTTCGTCAACGGCGACGGGGATACTGTGACAGTCGCGGACGGGATCATCACAGGCGTGGCCTGATGGGGAGTCGCTGCGCCCTTCCACCGCTGCCCACCTTGGCGCTACCGACGATTGGCTTGCCAACCATACCCATCCCGGCACTGCCCTCTCTGCCAACAATCAACCTCGACATTGTCATTGTCCTGCCCACCTTGGCGCTACCGACGATTGGCTTGCCAGCTATTCCCATCCCGTCACTGCCGAGTCTTCCAACACTGAACGTGGACATCAACATTACTCTGCCCACTTTGGCTTTACCTCTCATTGGGCTTCCGGCTATACCTATCCCCAGCCTGCCGTCTCTGCCGACGCTCAAGTGCCCACTGGATTGATCGCACATGCCTAATGCCAATGTAGCAGGTGAAGCTAGTGGCCTTGCACTTCCCTTTGCCGCTAGCGGAGAAGGTGGTGCAAAGGTTTTGTATGGCGATGAGCTCATCCTTCAGTATGTGCGCACATATGCTGCTGATTGCGATAGCGACAATCCATTCCAAGATTTGGGCATCGGCTTGGAAGCAGTGTTTCAGATCAGCTCTGATCCGGCGTGGAAGGGCCAAGTGCGACGCAAGATGAGACGGATGTTCAGGCTGTATCTGGAGCGCACAAATTTGGCGACGCTGAAGTCAATCAGCTTCGACAAGACAGAGGAAGGAGTCGACACCATGAATGTGGTGTTCATCAGCATTGAGTCCAACGAGGAGTTGGCCATCAATATCCCCATCGCGCGCGGAGACGGCTGAGATGGCTACAATTCAGGTTCCTGACTTCAGCTATCCGACAGGCGGTTATTATCCGCAATTGTTGGAAGCGCTGGTTGCTTGGTTGCGCTCCAATGTGTCGGAGATTAGTACAGAGAATCCGGCAGACCCTGCGATTCAACTGCTGCGCGCATTTGCGCTTGTGGGGCATTACAACAATGTGAATTTGGACATTGTTGCTCACGAGACTTTGATGCCAACGGCCCAGCTGCGCGACTCGCTGGTGGCGCACATGAAGCTCATTGGCTACACGGTCGCAGGCGACATCCCGGCCAAGGGCTCTGTGGTCTTGCAACTGACCAAGAGTTTCACTTCAACCACGACCATTGCGCAAGACAATTCGCTGTTCAGCACCAAGCGCACATCTGATTTGGCGCCAGTGTTGTTTGAGGGTGATGCTGCTGTTGATGTGGACCGCACGGACCGGTTTGGCGCGGTGTATGTGTATGACGCAGATGGCGCTTCATTTGCGGACAACACTGTGGCGAGCTACACATCCACAAGTTACTGGGATGGGTTGCCTGCCGTTCCTGCGGCAGGTGACTATTTGGCCTTGGGCCATTCTAGCGTCATGTCCAACAAGATCAAGCTCACAGACCTGCAGACAGCCATGGCAGGCGTGACGGGCGTCTGGGAAGTGTACAAGACTGATGTGGATGATGATCAGCCGGACAGCGTAGCCACAGCAGGGACGCAGCTCAAGGTCGTGGTGGATACCTTGTTGGGCTTGAGCCCGAATGCCTCCAGGGCTGGCAGGCTCGTGACGGTGGAGTACAATCCGACAGGCGCCAGCGAAGAGGTGGCGATTGTCTGGGATGGGGTCAACAACTACGTCCTCACAACCGGATTCTTGGGTCAGACAACGCCGTCAACCACGGTCACAGATTACACAGTAGGGTCTCATTGGTACGATGCGCCAGGCATTGACGATGAGACGACTGACCTCACAGCCGATGGCGACCTCAGCTGGACTTTGCCAAAGACAGCGGCTCTGGATTGGGACAAGGTTGCCCTCAATGGATTCACCGGCTACTTCATCCGCTTCTATGTGTACAGCGTGTCATCCCCAACGCCGCCAAACTTCGACATCATCGAGTGGGATCAGGGCAATCTCTATGCGGAGGTGGCTGTCACGCAGGGCCGCACGCGCACCACGGCCAGCTTGGGCGTCAGTGACGGGTCGCAGTCTCAGGCCTTCACCTTGGGCAATGATGACGTCATTGATGGCACTATCGCAATCACCGTAGCAACTTTGTCCTGGGCAGAGGTCACCAACTTCCTCAACAGCAATTCCATCGACAAGCATTACAGAACTGCGATAGACAGTGACGGGGTTGCCACAGTCACTTTCGGGGACGGCATCAACGGCGCCATCCCGCCGACATCCTCAACCATTGCCGCCGTGTATCGCACGGACGCAAATACGGATGGGAATGTTGGAGCCTCCATGGTTAGCCGCATCAGAGGCGGGTTGGCTTTTGTGCGGAAGGTGTTCAACCCGGCGCCAACTTCTGGCTGGGTCGCCAAGCGCGGCTCTGTGGCAGCAGACTTGGAATTGGTCAAGCTGGAGGGGCCAGCAGACCTTCGCGCTATGTCGCGCGCAGTAGCGCCAGAGGATGCAGAGTTCCTGGCAACGCAGTTTGCGGCAGCCAGCGGCGTCTTTCCATTCAAACGCGCTAAGGCAATAGAGGGGGCATATGGCGCCAAGACGGTCACGCTGTACGTCATCGGACCAGATGGTGGCGCCGTCACAAGCGCCCATCGCCTGGAGCTGGAAGAATACTTCAACGGGGATGCGGGCAAAGGCACATCCGGCGTGATGGTTGCCAATCAGCTGGTCTATGTGCGCAACGCCACCTTGGTCCCCGTCGCTGTCACTGCCACAGTTGCGGGAGGTAATCAGGAGTCGATTGAGACAGCACTGACCGGCTTACTCAACCCGCTCGCGCTGGATGATGATGATCTGACTTACACGTGGGACTATGGTCAAGATGTCCCTGACGGCAAGGTGCTGGCTGCCATCTACAACACTTCCAGCGATATCACTTCAGTGACGATGACGCTACCCGCTGCGCCAACGGCTGTCCCAGCGGATGGCTTGCCGTCCAAGGGCACGCTCACAATCACGGTGACCTGATGTCGACCATTGATCCTGACTTCCCGCACGATGTATATCGTTTCCTGATCAAGCCATTGCGCGATGCCGATGACAGTGGCATCCTGGAAGGCTATGTGGGCGGCGTTCAGGAGGCATTCGAACAGACGCAGAGTGATCAAGGGTCTCTGCTCCAGCTGTTCGACCTCGACACCTGCCCAGCTTGGGCCTTGGATTATCTGCTGTGGGCTGTGGGATGGTCCACGCCCGTGAAGCACATTGTTGCCGACCTTACCGAGGCGCAGAAGCGCAAGGTGCTTCGTCTTTCAGCGCAGCTGTGGAAGCAGAAGGGGACGCCGACTGGAATCAAGAATGCCGTGCGTCTGTTCACCGGTCGCGATGTGGTGTATTGGTCTTGGTTTTATATGCGAATCGAGACAGATCAAAGCGGCTTCTGGTACAAGGGGATTGGAGGGATTGACCCATGGCTTGTCGGCCAAACCTATGGTGATCGGGACGAGCACCTGTCCATCTGCTGGATCATGGATGAAGATGGCACAGACAGAGAGTTGATTCACGACATCGTCCAGCTCAACCGTCCGATGGGAGAGGCAATCCAAGTTTGCTATGCTGACCTTGTGGATGACTTCCAGCTTGATGTCACCAAGTGGAGCTTGGTGTCAGGCACAGAGCCTACGTGGGATGACACTAATTTCAAGATGCTGGTGCCGACAGGGGCCGTGATTGAGGCCAATGTGATTGGGCTCGATGCGCTCGCTACATTTACTTTGGTGAGCAGCTTCACCTTCACATCGCTCACAGCCTGTACCATCTATTTCATGTGGGATGGCGCATCAGCGCCAGCTGATTGCTTGGCCTTCACGCTCAGCACCACAACTTGGTCTTTGGACCAGACAGTTAGCTCCGTTTCATCCAACTTGGATACTGGCGTCACCGCAATCCCGATTGCTGACCCGGTGGGCATAGTCATCCACATCCTGGATGAGAATTCAATTCAGAAGCGCATCAAGGTGTTGGTGGATGGAGTCGAAGAGGTCGATTATCTGATGACTGTCGCAGAGACGGCAGCATTGGTCTTGGGCGCCATCGGCTATGCTGCCACCACGGCCGTCATGAGCGTGGATAACGTAATCATGTTTGGCCACCCGCTTTACTGCGATACAATAGAGGCGGGGGACGCAACGCGGGACGCCGAGCCCGGCACCTCAATCCCCATCTGGGCAGACGTGACTCCGGCGCTGTGGACTGATTGGAACAACTGGACGGTCACGGCCGATTGGCATGTGACTAGCTTCAGATACAGGTCCAGTTCGGAAGCCGCGTATTGCGGACAGGGGGAGTCAGGCTATCACACCTGGGGCACGGCTGGTGACCACGACATTGCGGTGGCGAACAACAACGCGACCACCGGCAGCACGCTGGACCTCTCTGCTTACAATGCCACGGATCACCGGATATGGTTGGAATGGTGGCAATACACTGCGATCAGCTATGCCGGCGGCGAGGATGATGCTTTTGTGATCATCTTGTCTGGTAGTACAGCGCTGAAGACTTACACCAAGGCTGAAACTGTTGGCTCAGCCCCATCAACTGGATGGGAGCGCAAGCGCTTGGATATTACGACCTGGGCCGCAGCAGAAGCCACCCTGAACATCCGCTTCCAGTTCAATCCATTGGTATCGCATTCCGGCTCTGATGAAGGCTGGTATGTTGACGATATGCGCATCCTTGTGGAGAAATTGTAATGCCAGTCACAAACGCCTCACGCATCAACCTGTTCACCCGTCGCGTGATAGGCTCTTCAGACCTTGGCGACCGCTTCTTGGATTACCTGGAAGAGGGGGTCAAGCGCCACACCAAGGCCATGACCACAGGGGAGGCGGCGGCAGCAGACGTTGGGGCGTGGTGGACGCCAGTCACCATGGCTGATGGCACTGGCGCCAATCACATTGATTTTGGCGACATGTATGGCGTGGATGGTCAGGGGAATATGATCAGCGATGAGGCTGGCTCGACATATCTGGATGAGGTGCCGTTTGAAGATGCGGCTACCACCTATTATGTCGCAGCATCCACAGGCCAAGTGCCAAAAGCGATGGCTGTCAACCAGGCCGACGGCACTGCCAAGTATGACTACACAGACTTGGAGTTGTGTCAACTGGATGCGCCAACTGCTGTGGTGGACAACGGAGGGTCGATCACAATCACCCTCGGCGACCACCTGTTGCATGCTTCTGATGACTTCACCGGCCGCACCGCCATTGTCTGGCTCGTTAGCCCTGAATCCACTTCATATGCGACTGCGGTTGAAGCGGTTGTCATAGGCGGGGCCGGCGGCGATGAGATCACTACCACTGGCGTGCTTGGGCAGTCGACTGTATCGACGACCGTTGGCGATTATCGTGTCGCCATCATGGGCCCCATCATCACGAGGTCAAGCACGGTCCAGAGCCTGGCCGCCCACGCCTTCATTGGGACCATTGCTGGGGGCGGTGCGCCGCGCACATTTGTTGACAGCGGTCAGACAATCATGACTCCACTTGGGGAAGTCAGTGACTTGTTTGATGAACTGCTCACCAAGGGGTGGATCACTGTGCCAACGGGCACCGTGAACACGGCCGACATCACGATCACGAGCACAGGAGAAGTCTTCACAGGCGGCCGCCTTCTGGTCAGCGCCAATTCGCAGGTCATCACCTGGGCATACACGACCAGCGATGTGTGGATCACGTGGAACCCGGTCACCAAGGTGTTCGAAGCATATGACACCTGGGACGCTGCCAACCAGGGCGGGCGCACGCCATACCTGCACTTCGTTGTGGACGGAAGTGGGAACGTGGTGGGCACGGTCGGGAATCTGGTGGCGCGCCGCATCCAAGAGTTCAACGAGCCAATCGTGCTCCAGGTGTCGGACAACAATGATCACCGCACCGCATATCGTACTTTGGAAGCGGCCTTGTCGCGCATCTACTCTTTGCAGCAAGGGACAGACAAGCTCAAGGCCATTATTGAAATTGTGGATGACATCACAATCGCATCCGCTCTGGACCGCGCAGCCCACTACCCGTCCAACGTCACTTTCCGCGGGTTAGGGACAAAGTTCCAACACACTGGTTTCGACACGTCGCCAGACGACGTAAGTGGCGCCAGGATCACATTCAGCGCAGACGCTTCCTTGTTTGAGATGCCGGCAGCAACAGCAATTACCGGGTGGACTTTCGAGGGCGTCACCTTCAATTACACCGGCACATCGACGGATGATGAAGATGCGTGGATCAAGGCGCTGACCAACAGCGCGGCAGAGCAGCGGGACATCAGCGGCTTGTCATTCCAGGGGTGCACATTCATCGGCGGCAGCGACGTTGGCAATGCTTTCCCGGGCATCATCAACAACATTGGCACTGATTCAAATGCCATTGACAACATCCGTTTCGAGAACTGCATCATCCACACAGAGGGGGCTGTGCTCTGGTCAACCTCTGACATCAGCTTGGTGAGCTTCATCGGCTGCCGCGGCTCGCAGAACGCAACCACCATCCCGACCGGCAACCCGGGCGGCATCATTCAAGTGACAGGCAGTGCTGACAAGGTCACATTGGCGCACAATGACATTGATTCAATCAATGCTGAGCTGCTGGCCATGTCAGAAGGTTGCTCCAACCTGTATGCCCATGACAATGATTTCGACTTCGACATGGCCGCCGACACCTCTGCGATTGAGGTGGGGGACTGGGCATCAGGCAGTGATGTGAACAACCTTCGCATCCACAACAATCGCTTCACATCCAACTATGGCGCAGGCGCAGCCGCAGCAGCGGTGATCTACATCAAGCCCGATGACTCCCCCATCGGACCGCACGGCAATGGCATCTTCATCTTGGGGAATACTATTGTTGGAGATGACGTCACCACTGCTGCCCTTGTGGGCATCCTCATTGAGACGGGCAGCACGGCAGACGCTAAATGCATATTCATCCAGGGCAATCTCATCGTCGAGGTCGGGATTGGCGTGGAGTTGCTGGAGACGGCGGGGAGCATCGAGCAGGTCATCATCAGCAACAACATCATGCGCGTCGGTGACATCGGAATCGACACCAATGGCGCAGCCCAAGTTGTTGTCAACAACAACATAATTCAGGCCAGCTTGGTTGATGCCATTGGCGTCACGGCTGCTGGCGATCAGCACGTCATCAGCGGCAATATCGTCGAGACGTCAAGCGGCTCCCCCATCGCGGTCGAGGCACGCACTGGCGCTACGTCCTGGGTTGTGATGGGCAATTTGGCTCCAAGTACAACCAGCCTGTATGATGGTCCGGGTGTCACCGTGGGCATGTCCTTCTTGGGCAACTTCGGCAATGGCGCCGTTGACATGGCGTCAGCCAATGGCACGTGTGTCGGTAATCGCATGGGTGCGCTGACGTGGGACGGCACCACCAATTCAGCTCTGACGGGCAACAGCGTCTCTGGCGCAGCAGCTTTGACCATTGCTGACGGCTCGGTGTCCGGGAATGTGTTTGATAGCACGGTCACTGCCACACTGGACTTCGCAACGTTTGTTGGCAATAGGGTGACAGGCAATGCTGACTTCAATGATGGCGGCACGGATGATCAGAACACGCTGGTTGGGAATGTGTTTGACGCCACCTTTGATTTCGACGGCGATCAGTGCGCGCTGACAGGTAATGTGTTTGACGGCACCACCACCATTGAGTCAGCGGCAAGCGAAGTTGCGCTGGTCGGCAATCACTTTGATGGCGCGCTCGCGCTTGACGGTGATGAGACTGTGCTGGTTGGGAATCGGCTCACGAGCACGATTGTGATTGATGCGGGAGCCGATGAAACGACCATCGTTGGCAACAAGTATACCGGCGCATCGCTCACAGACAATGGAACTAACACCTATTCAAATGGCAACAACATCGCCTGACCCACCCTCATCTGGTCTCATGGCACAGGAGGATCAATGTCAAAGTCATTGCAAGTGACTGCCCAAGAGTTGGAACGATACACTGTCGAGCCGCCAGATCACTTGGCGGCGGTCGCTGGCATGATGCGGAATCTGCGAGCAACGCATGAGGGTGTCACATCTGACCTCGCCCTCGCAGAGCACAATCTCAGGGCCCAGCAGGCAAGGGTCGATCAGCTCACGCTCAAGGCGCGAGCGGTGCAAGACCAGCGCACAGTCCTGACGGAAGCGTGGCGCCATCTCATCCACGCCTACTGCACCACGGCCGCACCTCCGTCTGCCTAGAGGGCGCTCAGGCGCCCGCAACCACACCGATACCCAAGCACACCTCTTTGATGCGCAGGAGGTGGCCAGAGGAGATACCATGACCACTCGCAATGACCTCATCGACGTACTGCTGTCCAAGGTGCCCCACGCTGTGGACCGACGCAGCGAGTTGCCCCGACACAGCAGCAAGCACTTCGCCCGTCGCCTGGTGCGTGCCGCAGCAGAGGAAGGTCAGAGCGCCATCCAGGGCATCGTGGTGCACCAATCAGCTGGCACAGGCACCTCCGACGGCATCAACAAATATCACATTGGGCCCAATCACGTCAGCGCCACAGGCGCACCGCGTGCGCTGTACTTCGCCATCATCGATTCTGATGGCGTCCTTCACATTGTGAATGACCTGGAGGACATCACCTGGAGTCAGGGAGGCAGAACAAATCCCGTCCCGGGCACCAGAGCCAATCACAACTTTCTGGCGTTGTGCGTCCTTGGCGACTTCACCGGGGTCAGCTACAAGGGCGCCAGCCGCGGTCCAAGCCAAGCCCAGCTCTCAACCTTGGAGAGGACGACAGACGCTCTCGCGTTCATCCTGGGACTTGATTCTGCTCAGACTTATGGCCACTACCACTTCGGAAAGGAGAATTGCCCAGGCAAGCGCCTCCAGAGGTGGGTTGAGGATAGGCGTGCGCGTGGCGTGAAGGTGCCCAAGACTGATCGTGAGTGGCAGCAGCGCCTCGTGGACTTGGGGTATGATTTGGGAGCGTATGGCCCGAACCAAGATGGGGTGGATGGCTCTTGGGGTGCCAAGTCTCGCATTGCTCTAGTTGAGTTCCAGAAGTCCAGCCGTGCTCATGACACAGGTTGGCGCGACGTGATGACAGCCGTTGAGCTTGCCAAGGCGCACCGCGTGTGGACGGATAGTGGCAGGCCCACGGATCAGTGTCACTGAATCCAAATCTGGTACAGTCGCGCTCCGTAGCCCTCCTTACCTGAAATTCAGATAGAGTTAATGGCAGGGTGGGGCGGCTGTCATATCAAACTTGCCAACAAATGGAATGCATAATGTCAGCCATCGAACCATTGGGAATAGTGGAGCAGCGACACCGTGTCGCCAAGATCACGCCTGAGTTTGGGCGCAACAGCAATTTGCTGGGATTCAAAATGACTGAAGCTGATTTCCACAAAGCGTTGGGCGAAGTGGAGCGCCGCATTGGCGACAAGATTGAATTGCTAGGCTCTGATCTGAATTCAGTCAAGACTAGCGTTGGGGAGTTGGGCGGGAGCATACCCAATTTCGACAGAGTCCAGAAGAAGGTTGATCACATTGAGAGCCTCCAACAAGATGTCTTGCTGTGGAAAGCTGAGTTTGAGGGTCAAAAGAAAGAGCGAGACAAGGTTGCCGGTGACTCGGCATCAATGTGGCGCCGCATCGCAGGCGGCCTCATCGTTGCCTTGATCGTCGCAGTCATCGGCGCAGGGGCAGGGATGTATGTCCAGCTCAGCAACAATGGCTCATCATCGCACGACCAGCCCTGATCCGCGTGTGCGCTGTAGGGTAGTGCCGGAGGTCTGCCCGTGGAAGTGCACGTTGATAACCAATATGCGGTAGTGCTTGGCGCACCTATGAGCTACATCAGGAAGCTGTCAGCGCGCACGAGCTATTTTGTGGAAGGGCATGAGCACGTATCTGCTTTCAAAGCTCACAGATGGGACGGCAAGGAGCGCCTGCTGAAGGCAATCCCAGCCAGATCAGGTGGCGGATATCGCGCTCCGGTTGGCCTTGTGACAGACATCAGAGAGCTAGCCAAAGAGCTGGGAGAGAAGATCAGATGGCGCGATCACCGGCGCCCGATGCATCCGCCCATCATCACCGCCTGGAATCCTGCTTGGAAGGGTCGTGACTACCAGGTGGCTGCGACTGACGCCGTGGTCGCCGACCGCGGGTTGGCCACAGGCAAGTGCTTGGTTAGGGTTGCCACCCGTGGGGGCAAGACGGTCATCGCATCGCTGATAATTGATCGCATCAAGCGCCGGTCTCTCTTTCTCGTCACATCCGACCTTTTGCTCAATCAGACCCACCGCCTGTTCAGCGATGTGTTGGGAGTGCCCATTGGCCGCATAGGGGGAGGGGCTTGGGATGTGCGGGACGTCACAGTGGCGAGCGTCCAGTCAATAGCTCGCAACATGGAGGATATGAGGCCGCGGATCAGGCGCGCCAAGCGCAGAGCGCGCCAGGCACTCACCTCCATTCCGCCTGTTGCCGATGAATCAGAATTGGACTTGCTGATCGCCAAGGCAAAGAGGAGTCTTGTCAGCAACATGTATCAGCCTGCGAGTTGGACCAAGATGACCAACGCGCGAGGCATATGGACAATAGATGCCAAGGCGCAGATCATCCCGGTCAGCAAGCGCATCGAGCGCGAGCGGCACAAGCTAGAGCGCACCACGGCATTGTTTGGCCACTTTGATGTTGTGTTCTTCGATGAGGTCCATCACCTGGAAGGCGAGAGGTGGCGCCAGGTCCTGGAGGCATTGGATGCTCAGCACAAGATTGGCCTCAGCGCTACAATCTGGACAGAGGATGAAAGTGGCGGCTACCCCACTGGGTCTATCTGGGTGAGAGCGACTACTGGCCCCATCGTGTATGATTTGGACGTTAATCGGCTCATTGATATGGGCTTCCTGGTGCGACCATCGGTTCAGCTCATCAAGGTCCCCAAAGCGCCAGAGGTCAATGGCGTCTACAACGAGGCGCGCAGCCAGGGCATAATCAAGCACGAATGGCGAAACAATCGCATCGTGGCTGAGGTCAGGCGTCTAGCTGGCGAGGGCATCAAGTCTCTGGTCGTGGTCCAGGAGTTGGCGCACGTTTCACTCCTTGTCGAGATGATGGAGGGTGCCGACATCCGTGTCGGGAAAGTCATAGGCCAGACCTCGACCAAGCGACGTGAGGCCATCATCGAGTCATACATTGCGGGAGAGTTGGATGTCATAATTGGGACCGTGTTCGGCGAGGGCGTGGACATCCCCGCCATTCAGGCCGTGCTCAACGCAGAGGGGGGCGCTAGTCGCAAGGCTTGTCTGCAGCGCAATCGCCAGCTGACTCCCATCCCTGGGGTGCCAATAGCAGAGCAGCGCGCCATCTTGATTGATTTCATGGATTTGCACAATAAGTATCTAGCAGATCACTCCCTTGAGCGCATTCGTCTGTATCGAGAGCAGGGTGCTTTTGATATTGAGGTAGTGTCGTGAGACAGAAGGACAAGGCCCAGCTCAAAGGTATCTTGACAAGCGACTTATCAAGTGACGCCATGGTCATATGGACTTATCTCAGGCACGCCTTGCCTGGCGGCGGCGGCCAACCGCATTTTGACAAGGTATTTGGGCCAACGGACATTAACTGGCGCGAAGGGCTGGACATACTGCTGGAGATGGAGTTGGTGGCTCCGGTGGAGCTCAAGCACGGCGGGATGGTCTATAAGGCAGCAGCCCCTGATGTATCTCCCAAGGGGACATTGAGCTCAAGCCCGGTGCCTACGATGGCGGCTCAATGCCAAATATTGTTTGAGCTGTACCAACTGTGGAGAGGCGATAACGGATTCAGACCGTGGACTCCCACGCCAGCTGATGAGCGCAAATGGGAGAGTCTCTATGCGTGGCTCAAGCATCACAAGGTGGACTTCAAGGAATATGCTGACTATGCTTTGGCGCTCTACAGCCCCATCGCAGCCGTACATGTTCCTGGCCCGTCGCATCTGGCAGGGCCTTATGCTCAATCCAACTGGCTCAACAGGGACTCCGCAGGGCCTGCTGTAGCGTCGACCGTGAAGCGCAAGAGTCATGCTGGTTCTGAATACAGACCAGCCAAGGCCATAAAGCGACGATTGAAGGATGCCGGGATGGATACTTCAGATATGGATGCTTCTCGCTGTCGATATGTGGACGACCTAGCCCAAGCCCTCGTCATGGACCCGGACACCCCCGTGCCTGCTCGCTGGCAAGAGGCTGTAACCATCCTGGTAGGGGACGCAGATGCTTCACCTGCCTGATTTCGTGACGCTTGTTGATCGCTCTCACAGGCGAATCATCACCAGGTGCAGAGAGTGCCGGGGCACCGGGTGGAACCACGTGGACGTTGATGATTTCACAACAAGGCAAGAGGCGTGCGAATGTCGCCGCCGCGCTGATTTCAAAGTTGGGCTGGTGGCCGGCAACATCCCGCCAGAGTTTTGGGCAGTGGAGGATTTTGATTGGGTTCACAATCAAGACAACCTATCGCTAGTCAATTCATACATTGAGCGCATAGAAGAGCACCGGAAGACGGGCGCGGGCTTCACGCTTCTGGGTGAGAATGGGGCGGGCAAGACAGGCATGAGTTGCCTCATACTGGCAGCGGCTTTGCGCGAAGGTTTCAGGGTGGGTTACATCACGGCTCACGACTATCTCACGACAATACCTGCCACCTGGAGGAATCCTGACCTGAAGGCATGGCTTGACGAGTTGCTACAAGCCGATTGGCTTGTGTTGGATGAGATGGGGAAGGAGTTCAGATCAGCAGAGGCGAGCAAGCTGGCAGAGGTGGATAGCTTGCTCCGAGCGAGACGAGGCGCGATGAAGCCGACCATTGTTGTGTCCAACCTGTCCCTCAAGGGCTTCAAGGATGTGTATGGCGCATCCATCGATTCCATCTTGTCAGACCGCAACAAGCTATTGATTTATGAGCCGGGCGATTATCGCAAGCGGCGCAAGGGACGCAAATAGATGGCTTTTGATGTAGGCTTTCAGAAGGACATTGTTGCCAAGGCCATGGCTGACTCTGCATATAGAGTCCAGGCGGCGCGCATTGTTCAGCCAGAGCATTTCACAGGAACAGAGTTGGAGTGGTGCTGGCGCCAAACTGTGCAACTGCCCGCCGGCGAAAAATGCACAGCCAAACTAATAGCGACTCAGATCAGGGCAGAGTTCGCAAGCGACCCTGAGAAGGCCAAGAACCACCTCAAAGAGGCGCGAGCACTCCTGGACAGGAAGGTCGTTCATGCTCATGCTTCCCTTGAGCAGCTGCGCAAGTTCGCCAGCTATGCGGCCCTGTCTACAGGCATTGAAGGGGCCATCAAGAAAATGGAGAGGGGGGATGTGGATGGCGCCACAGAGGCGCTCCACGTCGCGGCAAGGCACCGGCCAGTTGGCACCTATCAAGAGGGTGACTGGATTGAGGAGATGGAAGCTCGGATGGCCATGCGCAAGAAGCGCAGTGAAGACCCAGAGAGCTATTACAGAGTCACCACAGGCAATGATCGGCTAGACGATTTAACGGGCGGCGGCCTCATCCCTGGCGACATGTGCATCTTTGCTGGCCTCACGGGTATTGGCAAGAGTCACACAGCGATCAATGGAGCTTACCACGCCGCTGCACGCGGCTACAACACCCTCTTGGTTGATACAGAGAATGGATTGGACATCATGTTTGATCGGTTGGATGCCAAGTTCATGGGTGCGGCAAGTGATCGCGTCGCCGTGCATGATCTCACCAAGGGCGAGTTGAATCGACTGGTTGATAAGATGGCGCGCATGAAAAAGCGCTTGGCGCGCAAGCTCAAGGTGGTCCACATGTCGCCTCGCCACGCCAGCATCGTCACGCTGGAGCAAGCTCTGGATGACGTTGCGATGGAAGGGCGTCCTTGTCAGATGTTATGGGTTGACTGCGGAGATCACCTCACGCCGACGCAAACCAACAAGGAGAAGCGATTGGACGCTGCCAACGCATTCTGGGAGTTGAAGTCCATCGCAGATGAGAGGGGCATCCCCATTGCCGTCACTGTTCAGTTGTCCAAGGAGGCGCTGAATCGTATCGCAGCAGCAGAGCATCTCAGTGAGGCATATGACAAGGCTCGGATTGCCAGCCGGGTGGTGACGCTGAACCAGACCAGGAGAGAGGCTGGTGAAGACCGGATGCGGTGGTTTTTGGCCAAGAACCGCGGCGGCCGCGGCAAGATTCTCATTCCCATGAAGGTGGATCTTAGCCGGTCGCATTTTGAACACGTCCCAGAAGACGATGAAGAGGATGAGGATGAATGAGATGGGGATATAATCACCAAGGGCGCTTGTGCCCAATTCCAGAGGTGCGCGATGATGACCGCAATTTTTTTGCTTGTCTCCCTTGCAACGCGCGGCCACGCCCAAGCAGGTCATTCCTCAAGCGTGCTGTGTGATCCGTGAGTGCGGCAGAAGACTATCTGCTCAGGAATCTCTCTGTCCTGCGCCGTCAAAAGCACCGGGATGGGGATGAATTGGTCTTGCGCAGTTGCCTCTTCTGCGGTCGGTCCGACAAGATGTATGTGAATATTCGCAAGTTGAAGTTCAACTGCTATTCCGGGCACTGCAAAGCACGAGGCAACATTGCCGCCCTGGTGATGCAGATTGAGGGTTGCGGATACGCCCAAGCGGTGGAGGTCGTTGGGCGCTTCGCTCGCGGCATCATCAAAGCTCGACCAATGTCAGAGCTGGCCCAGATGTTCCAGTCTTTGAAGGATGGGACGCTTAGCGCCGCCGCTGCCGTTGATCTCTCGGTGCCGATGCCGCCGGGCTTCAGGCCTTGCTGGGACAGGGGTCGCAACACCTATCGCATCCCGCCATACTTGAAGAACAGGGGCATCAATCAATCAGCTGCTAGACGTTGGGGGATGGGCTACTGCATGAGTGGCAAGTATCGCGAGCGCGTGGTCATTCCTGTTGTGTGCGGCGGCATGACGAGCTTTGTTGCTCGGGACATGTCCGGCAGGTCCAAATTCAAGTATCTCAACCCAGGGACCCTCCAAGCCAATTTCTTGGGCGGCTTTGACAGATTGGACCCAGGTGCCCCCGTATACGTGATGGAGGGCATTTTTGACGCCATACGATGGGATGGCTGGGGCTTCCAGTCGTGCCCTTATTTCGGCAGCCACTTGCGGGACCCACAAGTGGAATTATTGGCTGAGCTGGACCCGCCAGAGCTAATTGTGGTGCCTGATGGCGAGGCATACCAAGACGTGGTGGTCAAATGCTCTCACATTGCTCATCGATTCCGCTCAATGAAGGTGGTCAAGTTGCCTCGCGGCATTGACCCCGATACTGTGGCCAACAAAAAGGCTGCCCGCCGTCACATTATTGAGGCCGCGCTCGTTGCCACTCCGCTTGATGGACTTGCTGCCGCAGCAAAGCTCTTTCACAATCCTTGGGATTGAGCACAGATATTGCTTTAAGGCAAAAAAAGTTGTAGCCGCAAGGTGCCTTGCTCAGTTAAGGTTCCGTCAGTCAACGCGCAACCCCGGCAACCCCGGCAACCCCGGCGCCACGGCACACTGGAGTACACGGATGAGCAAGCGTATCGATATCGCAGACCTGTCGCTGCGAGACAGGGTGATCATGGCGACCACCATGGGACGTGATGAGACAAGTCGCGCCGACAAAATCATTTGCTGCGAGTGCGGGCGCAGGCTTCACGCTCTGCCCGTCCATCTGGGAAAGGCTCATCCAGAGATGTTGAAACCTGGACTTGACCGCGTGGAGGCATATCGGCTCAAGTATCCGGGAGCGCCGACGCAGAGCGCGTACAATGCGGCCCGCATCAGAGCCGGAGCCAAGGGTGCTGCCCGTCCTCCTGCACCAGAGCCAGCACCCACCCCAGCGCCCGCACCCGCATCTGAAGAGGGGGTTTCGCTGAGCAGTTCGCTTGCGGCAGCGCCGGCGCCGCTCGGGCACATTGGTCCGCGAGTCACGAAATGGATGGAGCTTCCGTGCGGTTCGGCCAAGGCACGCCTTGGTATCTGGGATGGGTGGGGTGCTGCGGATGCATCCATGGTCGCACCTTACGACGACCGATATGAGATCAGCGGGAGCGTCGAGGCAGCTCTGGCGCAGATTGCCCTGGGCATCGCCATGGTTGAAAATGTGCTCATCATTGGGCCCACCGGAAGCGGCAAGACTTCGCTGGTCAACATCATCAGCGCCCTGTCGAATCAACCCGTGACCAGGGTCAATTTCTATGGGGATATGCGCCCATCTGATCTTGTTGGTGACGTGGTCATGGTCGAGACCGATGAGGGGAGTGTCGTCACAGCATGGGAAGATGGCCCTGTGGTAACCGCCATGCGCCGCGGCCATCTGCTTCTGATTGATGAGATTGACGCTGCGCCGCCCCAGGTGCACACGGTCTTGCAGAGGTTGACTGAGCGCCACCACGACCCATTGAAGGCCATTGCTGACGGCAAACCTCACTGTCAATTGCTCCTCGCTAGCGGCGAAGTGGTCGACGCACACCCTGCTTTCCGCATCATGGCAAGCGCCAACACGTCTGGGCAAGGTGATATGACTGGCGACTATGCTGGCACATTCGTCCTCAATGCAGCAGCGCTGGATCGATGGGGCATCAAGATGCGCCACGCGTACCCAGCTGACAAGGTGTGGGTCAAGATGCTGGTTGGAAAGACATCCATCGCACTTTCCGACGCCAAGATGATTGTTCAGACAGCGATCAAGGTCAATGAAGCCAAGGCCAAGGCGCGTTGTCGAGCTTCAATCAGCCCGCGGAAGTCGCTGGTGTGGGCGCGTCTCGCGCACGCCACAAAGAACATTCATCTGGCAGCTCGGCTTAGTGTCACCAATGGCATTGATCCGGCAGACCCAGATCACAAGACGGTGGGTGACATCATCCGTCAGGTGGTCGGCCGTTGAGCTTGGTCGCGCTTGGCATCAGCCAGCGTTATCGGCGAATGCCATAAAATTAATTAGCCTTGTGGCGGCGCTTCAGCTAAGGTAGCTGAGCGGGTCGCCCCCTATGCCCGCAACCAGGAGTGCGCCGTGGCAAAAGCTGCTATCAAGAATGCCAAGTCCATTGAGACGCGATTGCCCCTCATAGGGGGGCGCCTTGAGCGTATCGCCCAAACGTTCAGTGACCGCCACGACCTGCGAGTCATCTTCCAGTCAGGTCAGTGCAAGACTGACATGCTAGGGACGGTCACTCTGCCGACAAACGTCGCAGAGCTGGCTGATGAAGATATGGACTTGGTGTGGGCCAAGGTCAATCATGAATCAGAGCACGTCAAAGTGCAGGTGGAGGCAGAGCACGCCGCGGCCGACAGGGCGTCAGTTGCCATCAATGCCGCCATCTGGGAGAGGACGTGCCTCATAGTCACAGACCACATCAAATTACTCGCCCTGCCGCCAGGGACCCGATGCACCTATCGCACCACCCCTGTCGGCCTTCTGAATGTCGTCGCCGGACTACTTGGCGCCAATCTTGTTGCTATGATGTTCAATGTGGTGGAGGATGTGCGAATTGAGCGGCGGGCTGGTGAGCGTTATCGAGGCGTGGCGCAGCACCTCAAGGCCGGGCGTGATCACGCCCATCGGAGTTGGGGCAAGAAGCTGGCAGCTAATCCCAGATCAGTTGACCCAACGTATCAGGTTGGGTGCGGGATCATCTTCCACGCCTGGGGTTATGATTACAGCTTCTTGTGCCAAGAGTCCCTGACCGTGTTGAAGGCTCTTGACGGCTTCCATGCCTTGCTCAGTCCAGAGACCCTTGGGAGCGTTTGGGATGCTTGGAATCTGGCGCTGTGCTATGCTGACGCGCTTTACAGCGCCGGCACTTCCATCCCTGATGAAGAGTTGAAAGGTATGATGTCGCCAGGCGGTGACAGCGAGGCCCCTGCTGAAGAGGGTGAAGAGGGTGAAGAGGGTGAAGGGGATGAAGGGGATGAAGGGGGTGGAGGCGCCAAGCGCGACAAGAGCGCCGAGAGCCCAGACATGGCGCCAGTGTCAGCAGAGGAGGTCTTGAAGGCACTTAGGGCGCTCAAGGCCGGGTCTCTCACGCTCACTGACACTGAGTCGCCTATTCATGAAGCGATTGATGAAGCCATAATCAGGCAAGCTGGCGCTGCGCCCACCAACACGGCCAAGGCGGATGGGATGACCGACTACACGGTGCACCCCGGCGCAGCCAAGAAGGATATGATTGCGACGCCAGCCGTCACAGCGGCCACCCTATCTGCGGCAGAGCGCATCGCGAAGGGGGTTAGCAAGGAGTCGGCCACGCTGTCTGCTAGGATGCGCACCTTGCTGGCTACGCGGTCTCAGTCCACAAAGGTATATGCTCAGCGCCACGGGCGACTTGACCGCCGCGCCATGTGGCGCGCAAACATCCGCGAAGCAGGGCGCCCAGTCGATAACATCAGGACACGCCTGGTGCCGGGCGAGACGCATGATGTGGCTATCAAGCTGTTGGGCGACTGCTCTGGCTCCATGGCAGGTTCCAAATTCGCCCTGATGCAGCAGGGCATCCTGCTTCTGGGTGACTTGCTGGATTCCATCAACAGGACAACGCCTAACAGCATTCAGCTTAGTGCCACAGGTTTCACGGCAGGCAACTCCATCACCGGAAGTTACACGCACACGCATCATTACGGTCGTCTGTCGCCCATTGAGCACTACAACTGGTGCGATTGGGATGAGAACTGGTCGCAGGTTCGCAGCCGCGTGGCAGCAGAGGTTAGGCTGTGGGAGAATGCTGACCCAGACTCGGTCAAGTGGGCTCTCCAAGAGCTGCGGTGCCGCAGAGCCAAGCGCCGCATCTTGATGGTCTTGTCTGACGGCCAACCCGCAGCGCCAGGCAACTCGGCGAAAATGCGCCGCGAGCTCAAGGCGTGCATTGCCGCAGCGATATCAGCTGGCATTGAGGTTTGGGGGTTCGGAATCATGGATGATTCCGTGCGCCACTACTACCCCAATCACCGCACCTGCAACAACTTAGGCCAATTGGCTGACATGATATTAGAGGTCGCGCCCCACTGGTTCAACCTCCACCGACACGCATAACCCCTGGAGTACAAAATGAACAATCTGAGATATGAGGATGTCGAGCCGCAATTCATCGGCCTCATCCATTTCAAGGTCCGTGTCCTGGTGCGCAAGGGCGTGGGCGAGTATGCCGACCTGCTCCAAGAAGGGCGTTGGCACGCCCATCGCGCAGTTCAGACATACGACCCAAGCAAGGGCGTGAAGCTCCCCAATTATGTGGGGTATTTCTTGGACAATGAGTATCGGAACATCGCCAACAAGGCATATGCTCTGATGCGCATGCCGAGGGTGTGGGAGCAGGACGTGGGGACAGGCGAGTGGAACAAGGTGCCTCGCCGCCCCTGCTCGCTGGACCGCCTGGTGTCAGAGGATGGCAGCAGCAGATACGTCGACAGCTTGCCGGCACAGGGGATCAGCGGCTTGACCCCAGAGCAGGTGGCTGACTATGGGGAGGGCAATACGGAGGCGCGCACCATAGTCATCTTGTTGATGGCTCGTCTCAACAAAGGCCAACGCAAGATTCTCAAGGCAATGGTCAATCCTGACTGGGAGCTTCACGCCATGGTGCGTAACCTGACAGGCAATTCAGGTGTGTTCAAGGTCACCAAGCGGCACATCGCCATGTACTTGGACATGACATACGGGCAGGTGGAGTGCGAAGCAGGGCGCATTCGCAGGGCTGCCAGAGCACTGCTCAGGGAGCGCGGCTATGAAGTCTGAAACGCTATACCGTGTCGCCATTGGCGCCCGCATGGATGCCAAGATGGTCCATGACTACATCGCAGCCTTCGGGCTGGACCCCAGGCCAACCAAGCAGCATCGCCCTGTGCGCCTGAGGGACAAGGGATGGAGTCTGCTCGTCGAGACGTATGAGTGGGGGCGCGTATGCGTTGCTGTGAACAAGCAGACGGCAACTGTGACGTGGGTGGAGCACGGGTCCATTCCGGAGGGGTTGCCCCACTGGGCGGCAGCAGCCAGGCACAGATTCAACAACCCTGGGTGTGTCGGCCACCATGAGCCCGGCGACCCAACTTGCGACGGCCTGATCGGCCCCGGGGCCGAGCCGCCCTGTGTCTGGCGCAATATGTGTCGCAAGATTCAAATCAGGTCAGCCGCGGTCAACACGACTCCAGAGCGGACGATATGGTTCATGGCGGCCGATGATGATGCTGAAGGACCGCCTTCTGCCACTCAGTATCGGTCAGTTGTGCTTCGGCCCACCCAGCCCACGCCTGATGCGCAGAGCAAGCAAGAGGTCACCGCATCAAGCAAGCCTGGCTCACCCCGCCCGCGCATCGGGTTCCCTCACGACCCGTATGTGTATGCTGAGTCACGAGCCATCGCCAAGAAGATGATGGCGGCCTTTGCCAGAGCAATCCCTGTTGAATTTGCTGGAGAGTATCGACACCGGTGTCACGCTGGGGGCATGTTCTACCGGGACAGGCTTCGCAGAAGCGATCACTATGTGATGTACGTCCGCAAGAACAACGCCAAGGCGACTCCATTGGCCGTGATGTATCTGTATCCATCCAAGCGTCAGCCCATGATCAAGATTCAATTGGTAGCGCCTGATGCAATGGTGGAGATGGCCAGGGCTGTTTTGCCCAAGACGTTGCGCGTCAAGCGGTGGAAGGATGCCCGACGACCAACCGTCATTGAGGGGGTCGAGGAGCGTCACGTGAGCCAAGTCGCGCGAGTATTGGCACGGATCATCAAGAGCGGTGACTGGCCGCGCATAACAGAGAGTATTGCCTAATGGCGCACTATGACCACGTGATCTTGGGCGGCGGCATGTCTGGCTGCCTCATCGCTTTATCCCTTGCCGCATGGAGGAAGGGCGAGACAGTTGCTGTCATTGAGCCCAGCCATCTGGGTGGTAGCTATGCCAAGGGCGGTTTCCAATACCTTCGCAATAGCGTCGGGGTGAGGGCTCTGCTGCACGCGCACAAGATGGACTTCACGCTGAAGGCAATGAGCGGAGGGGTGCTCACACATAAAGGCCGGGTGCTGCCCTATCCTCAAGGCTTGGGCGGTCACCTGGAGGCGGTCCAGCGCTTGCATTATGGCAAGACTCGCGGGACCTATGAAGGATATGGGCCGGGCGTCATGAATTTTGGCGGCACTGGGGGCGAGCGAGTCTTGACAGACTTCAGCCGTCTGTTTGGCTTGGTGGAGCGACACTGCGACATCATACAGGCGCACGCGACAGTCATATCAGGTCCTATGGCATGTGTTGGTCCACGTCGATGGATCGAGAGCGCCAGCGGCCGCATCACGAGCACGGTGCCACTCCCCATTTTGGCCAAGTTGCTTCAGCTGGAGGGCAGGGAAGCGCCCGTGTGCCCCCATGAGTGGCTCAAGGTCGCCAGAATCTCGCTCACCGGCAGAACGGCGCATCTGGGGCATTACGATTACACGTACACGCCATGGCTGGAGGCAATTCACAGGGTTCGCCCTGTTGTTGATGATGATGGCAACATCGCATTGGAGCTTGAGTGGAATGATCGCAGCACGCACTCCTTGGCCGTCGACTTAGCCCGTCTGGGCAGTACGTTGCTCGCGCCACCGCGCCAGCTGCCGGGGCACCTTCACCCTGTGACTTGGCGCACTTGGCGCGCTGGCTCTGGGTCAAATATTCGATTGGCAGGGCGTTTTGCGCAATGGAATTCACGCATCACAGTGGATCAGGTGGTCGACGCTTGCCACGAGGAGTTGACCGCATGACTAGAGTGCGCTGGGCTGTTGTCGCTATCGGTATTGCCGCTGCCCTCGGCATCTTGACAGATACGTTTCTGGCATTTGATGCCAAGCCGACAAGGGTGATTGAGGTAGACTGCATGGCCGCAATCAGCATCAAGCCGGACCGCGCCCACACGCTGGTCGCAAAGTGCGCACCCGGGACCTTGGTGCCTTGCGCTGTGCACCCCCTTGTCGGGACAGGCGTGAAGTACATGTGTGACAACTCGGATGTAGACGAGCCTGAAGAGGAGGCGGAATGACAACGACCATTGAAGACCTTTTTGTGGCACAGGCTGCACAGCAGACGCTGTGGTATGACCGTGACCTCATGACCGACGCAGAACGCTCTGCATACATGGATGAGTTGCTGCTGGGCCTGCATGAAGAGGCGACCGAGCTTGCGCGCAGCCTACGGCGCAAGCCTCACGTCGTGAGGCAAGAGAGAGGGCACGGCGGCAATGCCGTGGAAGAAATGGTTGATGTGCTCAAGTATGCGATGGCAATCGCTCACCTTGCCGGCATGACTCCAAAGCAAATCAGCAAACGATTTGCCGCCAAGACCTTGGATGTGGAGCAGAAGTTCCATCAATACCGCGTGGAGTTGGCGGGTAGGCGAGTGTTTGTCACAGACCTCGACAGCTGCGTCGCCGACTTGTCCAAATTTTTTGAGGCCACCGGCGGCCAGTACGGCAACCCAACGGTCGGCACTCTCTCCACTGAAGAGAAGAAGGCGCAGTGGTATGCTGATGGCGGGTTCCAAACCTTGGATCTCGTGCCGGGGGCCAAAGAGGCGCTCATCCAAGCCCAGGAGGCAGGGTGCTTGGTGGCCATCGTCACCGCTCGGCCTGTATGGGAGCATGCCCGGGTGCGGCCCGATACCGTGCAATGGCTACAAGACAACGGCGTGCCGTGCGACATCCTGCTCTTCAACAAGGACAAGTGGGATGCTGTGCACCAGAGCATCATGCCGGCACAGGTGGTCGCATTCGTGGAGGACCGTGACAAGCACTGCTTGGAGTTGGTCACCCACCACGTCAAGCCGGTCTTGCTGATGGATCAGCCGTGGAATCAGTCTTTGCCGGTCCACAGCGACATTGTGCGCGTGTGGTCGTGGAAACAGGTGCGCCACGCCATGGTTCAGACCAACTGGGGCAGGAACCCGGACGCAACAATCAATGTCAACAAGCCACTATTCCTGTCTGATAGGTAGCGCGCCGCTGTAGAGTGGTCGAGACTAACCCCGTTTCTCTGGAGACCTTGATGGACCTCGTCAAGCCAACCGACCCGCCCAAGGTCACACTGGTTGGCGTCAGCGGCATGCCCTTCCACCTTCAGCGCCGCATCAATTCCGATCCACGTCTGGGCGTGATGCAGGTCATCGCTATCATCTGGCTTCAGTCAAAGACGACTGAAGAGTTGGATGACATCGTCGGCCAAGTGCTGATCATGAGTGACGTTGAGCTGGCAGATTTGATGACCAGCGTGATGGAGGGCGTTCCTGTTGTCGAGGCAGTTAGTTTCAACTTCATCATTGAGAATGCCAGCATCGGCTGGCGGGAGCAGATGGTGCGCCATCGCGTCGGGACCAAGCCTGATGTGCGCGTTGGTGCTGACTGGATCACAGTCGACACCATCCCTGAAGTGGCAGACATGAGCGCGTGGAGCCAATCCATGCGACTTCTCGACATGTCAACGTTCGCCAGCGAGCGCAGTGCCTTCCGCACCCCAGATACTGTGATTGCGATGGGGCCAGACGCGGTGCTGAGGTGGCGCAAGGACATGGAGACCATCGAGGCAATGTATGCTCGCTGGGCTTCCAGCGGCCTCCCGCTGGAGGATGCCCGTGACCTCATCCCACTGGGCGCCACCTCACGTCTCAGTTGGACCCTCAATCTGCGAACACTCCAGCACATCGTTGGGAAGCGAGGCTGCACCATCCTCCAGCTTGGGTATTGGGGCCCGATCATCAACGGGATCATCAGCCAACTCACAACCCACATCCACCCGTGCTTTGGCCGCCTCGTCACCCCGCCGTGCATGAAGGGAACCAAGTACACGGGGTGCATTTTCCCAGAGGACATCCAGCGCAGGTTTGATGGCCGCGACCACAATCTGCCGGTCTGTCCGCTATTCCTCGGCCGAGAATCCTCACCCCTGGCAGACCAGGCCCGAGCTGCCTACAAGAATGGCACAATCAGGCTTATGTTTGACATCGAAGAGGAGGCAATGCGCCGCGCCATTTTCTGGGGTCGTGACCCGTATACAGGCCGCCCCTTGGAGTCAGGGGAGGACCCGCAACACGCGGCAACCGTCGCAGCCCACGCCCTTCGCACATCCTGAGAGGACATCTTGGACGACACCATCAAGCCAGCCCAATACCTGTTTGACATCACCCACCGCGTACCGTTGTGCTTTGTCAAAGGCAAGGGGTCGTGGCTGATCACTGACACAGGGCTCAAACTCCTTGACTGTTGGAACGATGAAGGCGTGGCCTCAATGGGCTACAACACGCCAATTCTTCAGAAGACAGCCATGGAGCTACTCACAACCAACGCACCCCACCGCCTGCCTCGCGCCTATCACGGCCCGCACCGCGAGTACAATGCGGCTCTGTTGGTCAATCGCACAGGCTATACAGATGAAGGCGACTGCGGCAAGGTGTTCTATGCCAACAGCGGCGCCGAGGCAAATGAGACAGCCATCAAGCTAGCCCGATTGTGGCAGACCAAGCATGGCACGCACAAAGACCGTGACGGCAACCCCAAGCTGGGCGTCGTCACTCTCAAGGGCAACTTCCATGGGCGTACAGCCTTCGCCATGGCGTGCTCTGATTCAACCGATAGCCCATATCACAAGGAGGGGTATGGCCCGATGCCCCCGTTGTTTGGGACTGTCGAGTATTTCGACAATGGTGACAACTGGTGGTTCTCCCTCCTGAAGGAGGGGCCCACCGGAGGTTTGCCGCCGGGCGATGATCCTGACCTGCGTTGGGATCAGGTGGGCGCCATCAACATGGCGCCAGTTCTTGGCAACAATTGCATCACAACCTATCCCAAGGTGTTCTTCCAGAGGTTGCGAGAGTTTGCGGACACGAAGGGCATCTTGATCATCTTTGACGATGTTCAGGCTGGCGCGGGTCGCTGCGGCCATTACAGCAGCTGGCAGCACCCTGAGATTGACTTGCGCCCTGACATTCTCTGCCTTGGCAAGGGTTTGGCCATGGGCTTCCCTATGAGCGCAGTCATCGCCAACGCTTCCATTGCCAAGGCGATGACCCCGGGCACCCATTTCAACAGTATGGCAGGGTCTGAGTGGGTGTGCCATCATTCCACTCGTTTCATCGGGTGGCTGGATGACCACCTGGGCGAGGTCATCGTCAAGGGCGACCTCATCGAGAAGGCTCTGAATGAGCGCCCATACGTCAAGAAGGTGCACGGCTATGGCTTGATGAAGGCATTTGACCTGGAATGGGATGATTTGCCATACAATGGGCGTCAATTCTGTGACGCTTGTCACGCTGCCGGCCTGCTCCTCATGACGTGGCGCGATGCTGGCGCCATCAGGTTCAATCCGCCAATGAACATCAGCGCCCGTGATCTGGCCATTGCTTTCAGAATGATGGATGCGGCCCACGCCGCCCTCATGAAAGCACTCGCGTGATTCTCGTTCTGGAAGGCCCAGAAGGTGTCGGCAAGACGACCCTGTCTGAGTCACTCGCGCGCTATGACTTCCTGCCATATCGCGCGATGGCGTGGAGGGATGGGCGCTTGTCGCAGGATCAACTGGCAGAGTGGCGAGAGCGCGGCGTGCCTGTGAACACCTATGTGGATGACGTGTATGCGGCCGATGTGCTGGCGTGCCTTCATCACAACGCTGGCTTGGCCTGGTCGTCCAGGTTGTTCCTGGACAGGTCGATGCCATCAGGCGTGGCCTATGCTCCTGAAGGGCCGCTGGCCCACGCTGCGCTGGTGAGGTGGTGGGCGTCAACTCTGCGCCCGCTTGACGCCCGCATCGTTCACCTGGATGCCCCGGTTGAGAATTTGATGGCACGCCTGCCGCCAGATGACACCAGACGGCATCCGGAGCGATTGTCTGGGGTACGGTCCAGGCTCAACACCGCAGTGCGCCTAGCATCAGCTCTGCCTACCTTGCGATTGGACGTGAGCCAGGTTCCTTACTGGGATGGTGAGAAGCACATAGGGTCGGCCGTCGAAGCGGCAGTTGTCGATTGGCTTGGCCTTGCAGGAGAGCAAGCATGACGTTGCGATATGAAGAGTTGCGCCGCCGCACAGAGTATAGTTATCTGCAGGCATTTGGGCAGCTTGGGGCCCATGTGAATCGAGGCAGAGAGTTAGGGATGCGCACGCTGTGCGTCACCGACACCTCAACCTTGAGATATGCATACGACCTTCAGAAGGCAGCCTATGTGCACACGCCTGACGGCGAGGAGCAGCCACGCCCCATCTATGGCGCAGTGCTCAATGTCGTGACCAACCATCGTCAGCACGGATTGACCAAGGATGACGAGGATATCGTTGCACTTGGGCTGGAAGGCCGGGAGCGCCAAAAAGTCATCCGAGCAGAGGAGGCACGCAAGCAGGTGATGCGCTCGTGGGATGTGACGGCGAGGGTGATGGAGGGCAACGGCTTCAGGTCGCTGTCGCGCCTCACGTCCATCGCCTGGGACAATGATGGAGGTTGCTATCGAGGCATCCCCCGCGTTGACGTTGAGCTCCTCATCGAGCACAACGAGGGGCTGTCCATCAGCTTTGGCGGCCCCGATTCCCTGTTGGGCGATCACGTCATCCAGGGCCGGATGGCCCAAGCCGCCCGCACCGCCAAGAAGCTGGCTGCCGCCTACAAGGGCCGCATGTATCTGGAGCTAATGCCGCACGCCGGACCGCTCCACCGCAGAGTCAACAAGGCATTCATCCGCATCGCTAGGGCATTGGGCTTGCCTCTCATTGCTGTCAATGACGTTCACTACATCAATGCTGACGACACCGATGCCCACACCATCTTGCTGTGCCTGGCGAACAAGATGACGATGGAGGAGCCTGATCACCCGCGGTCGCCGCAGGGCTACCACTTGCGCAGCGGTGCTGAGATGATGGAAGCGTTCTTGGCCAATCACCCATACATGGGTGAGGAATTGGCCGCAGAGGTCATTGAAGCCACGGTGGAGGTCTCTGATGCACACACCTACAAGATGCACATCGACCGCTTCAAGGCATTGGTGCCGCAAGTGCCTCATGATTCCAGCGATGATGTGGCAGAGCTGTCCCGTCTCTGCGCTGAAGGGTGGGATTGGCGCGACATCGAGGGGCGCTCCAAGGTCACAGGATATTCAGTCGCAGAGTACAGGGCACGATTGGACAAGGAATTGGACGTGGAACTGCGCAAGGCAGGAAAGGAGCCGATTGCCTGCGCAAAGTTCCCTGGGTACTTTCTGATTGTTCGCGACCTCATCAACTGGTGCCGTGATATGGCAGAGCCGCCAATCATGACAGGCCCGGGGCGCGGTTCTGCAGCTGGCTCGCTGGTGTGTTACTTGCTAGGCATCACCTCTCTGGATCCACTTGAGCATGGTTTGCTGTTCGAACGCTTCATCAGCCCTGAGCGTATCGATATGCCTGATATCGATATGGATTTTGAGGATGTGCGGCGTGAGGAGGTCATCACCTACTTGCATGAGAAGTGGGGCAGAGACAAGGTGAGTCTCATCTGTACAGTGGGCCGCATGAAGGGCAAGAGCGCGCTGAAGGATGTGGGGCGCGTGCTTGGTGTGCCGTTTGGAGAGCTCAATGATGTGACGGGCGCCATTGTTGAGCGGTCCAGCGGTGATGAGCGTGCGAGCCAGACTGTGGCAGACAGCTTTGTGGAATTCAAAGTGTGTCGCGACTTCAATGCACGCCACCCGCACGTCTTGCCGCTGGTGGTGAAGCTGGAGGGCCACGCCAGGCAGCCGGGCGTGCATGCAGCCGGCGTCATCACCTCGCCTGTCCCGCTCCCGGATGTGGTGCCAATCGAAACGCACATGCGCAACAACCTGATCGTCAAGTTGGCGGCGTGGGACATGTACGGCGTTGGCGGCATGGGCTTGCTCAAGCTCGACATCTTGGGCCTTCGAACCCTGACCGTGCTCAATGACGCGCGCAAGATGGCAGAGAAGCGCAATCCTGGGCTCAAGCTGGACTATGAGCTGCTGCCGCTCGATAACCCAGAGACGCTTCAGGCATTCACAGATCACCATTATGTTGGCATCTTCCAATATGATTCCACTGGCGCACATGCAGCTTGTGAGGGCATCGCCTTTGATAGCTTCGAAGACAATGTGGCGATGGTGGCTCTCAACAGGCCAGGGCCAGCGCGGTCGGGGCTGGCGACGGAGTTCAAAAAGAGGAAGCTGAACCCCAAACGTCGTGATGAGAGGCAAGTCCATCCCCTGTATGATTCCATCTGTTCTGACTCACTGGGTGTGCTGGTGTATCAAGAGCAGGTCACCAAGATATTTGTACAGATGGCGGGATACGCGCCAGGCACGGCCGACTCCTTGCGAAAGGTCATCGCCAAAAAGATTGGCGATGAGACTCTGAAGCGTGAGCGTGAAAAGTTCGTGGCCGGTGCGGTCGAGCGCGGCGTGCCTGCCGATGTGGCAGAGAAGATCATAAGTGACATCACCTTTTTCGGCTGCCTAACTGGGGAAACGTTAATCAAGACCAGGCATGGTTCTCAACGCATCGATTCCCTGGTCAATGGCCAAGAACTGGTGTCATGGACGCCGCAGGGTGAGGTGGTGAATGCGATCAAGGTGGTGGAGCCCACTGGCGTCAAGACGTGCATCAAGATCACCTTGGATGACGGGTCCTCCTTTGCCTGCTCACTGGGCCATCACTGGGCTACGCCAACAGGATGGCTGGAGGCGCGGGAGCTGGTTGAAGGGTCGCTGATTTGCTCTTCGACAGCTATGGTAATTGAGCCAGAAGCAGAGGGGCATGAGGATGTCGACAGAACAGATGTGTTCGACGTGCCAGGAGCGGCAGGCATTCTGCCGCGGGTTGTGCAATCGTTGCTACCAGCGTCAGTACAGGGCGTTGCGTCGCGAGGAAGGGCGCCCAGTGGGGTCCTACGGTCCGCATGCCGGCAAGGGCAGGGGCTGGAAGGCTGGCTTGACCAAGGGCACGGACAAATCCATCGCGGCGCAGTCCAAGAAGATGACCGGGGCATTGAATCCGGGATACATCGACGGAAGGTCAATGGCGCGGAAGGCTGCGAGGGCAGCGGCGTTGGCGCGCGCCAACAACGTATGCGAGAGGTGCGGCGCCCAGGCGGATGCGAGCAGCCCCCACCCCGCCCTGAAGGGCCTGCACGTCCATCACAAGAACAGGATTCAGGACCACTCCTTGGAGAATCTGGAAGCATTGTGCCATCGCTGCCACAGGGAGGAGCACGCGGAAGAACGCTTGACTGCCGCCGCGTTGTCTCGATTGAAGACATAGGATTCCAGGCTACCTATGACATTGAGATGGGCGCAGCACCGGCCACATACATCTTGAGTGAATCCGGCATTATCTCACATAACTCCTATGGATTCAACAAGAGTCACTCAGCCGCCTATGCCATCATTGGTTATTGGCAGATGTGGATGAAGGTTCACCACCCGGCCGAGCTGATGTGGGCGCTGATGCAGAACGAGCCCAAACGCGAGCAGATTGCCCGCTATTCCAAAGAGGCTCAACGCCTGGGCGTCGAGGTACAGCCGCCAGACATCAATGTCAGCGGTGTCGGCTTCGCCATCAATGGCGACGGCCACATCGTCTCCAATCTCACTGACATCAAGTATGTTGGTGAGACAGCTACGACAGCCATCCAGAAGGCCCAGCCGTTCACAGATATGCCAGACTTCTTCGCGCGCATCGCCGGGCGTGCCGTCAACAGTCGCGCCTTGGGGGCGATGATCAAGTCAGGCGCCATGCGGAAGCTCTTGCCCAACACGCGCATCGCGCTGGAGACAATCAAGGAGAAGGGCAGTTGGTTGGACATCGGCCGCAAGCAGAAAGCAGGATGGGAGGACGCCCTGCGCGAGTTGATTGCCGATTGGGATGGCGAGCCTGACTATGATGAAGAGGACCTGCTGTATCTAGCAGGCGAGGTGTCGCCCCTTGGTGGCGGGAAGCATCCCATGGCCGTCTATGCCAATCTCATGACCAGCGCCCTCTCTGGGTGTCGCTTCACGCCTATTGAGGAGGTGTGGGCAGGGCCGTCCATGCCGCTCATCGCCGGCACCATGATTGACATCAAGTACAATCAGGTGGGTGACTTTGACACGGTGGAGCCTGATGCCGCCACCAAGGCCAGGATGGGTTGGGGCAAGCGCTATGCCAATGTGAACATCGAAGACATCCACGGCAATCAGGTTCGCGTGAAGGTCCACCAGGACAATTTCCCTGAGTTCAGGTGGATTCTAGACCAAGGCATTGGCACCTCCATGGCGATGCGATTGCTGACGTGGAGGGGGGTAAAGGCATGCCGCGCTCTGTATGTGGTGGACCTGGAGACCATGCGCAATAAGGGGCGCCACGGATTGGCATGGGACGGTTGGGAGAAATGCTTGACCCCCAGCCACCCTGCATTTCGGGCCGCCAAGAAGGGGGATGTGACGAGGGGGAAGGCTTGGCAGCGCCGACGCTCCTTTGTTGCTTGCGGCTTGGTGATTAGTCACAAGCACATCATTACCAAAAAGACCGGTCAAGACATGGCCTTCATCACGCTGGAGTTAGCAGACCACTCCTGCTTGGAGGTCGTTGTGTTTCCTGACAGCTATGCTGATTGGGGGCCAAGGCTCAAGGTTGGATGCACAATCCGCGTTGATCTCAAAAAGGACAGGAAGACTGTCATGCTAGGCGATGATGGCGTCATAGAGGTAACTTCCACAACCATCTGACCGCAGTAGCTGTAGAGTAATCATTGAACCTGTGGCAATCCACAGTCATACCAAGGAGGTCGTTATGGCCGCATCGAGTGATCGCATTGGATTGGAAGTCTTGGCAAGACGCTCTGGCGTCGAGCCCGCGCAACTGCGGGCTGTATTCGAGTCCATCATCAGCTTGTTGGAGGAGGGGCGCCGCATCACAGTGCCTGACTTCGGCAGCTTCCGGCCGGCATTCACTGAGCCGCGCCCAATCACGTCGCCAATCATCCCGGCTGGGTCGGCAGTCGTGCGGCGGCGCAAGATCAAGTTTGCCATGAGCGAGAGTTTGCGCAAGAAGTGGGTCTTGGAGGCCAAGAGCTGATGGCTGAAGCACTCATTCATCTGTCAACCTCCAATGAGATCATCGTCACCATCGAAGGTCAACGCCACACCCTTGACGTCAAGGGTGCCACCGCCAGCGTTGACATCGATGAGGACATGGAGAACATTGCCGGCCTCATTGGCTGGTACACCCAAGTGCTTGCGGCGGCTCGTGAGCACAGCGACATGATTGAGGCTGGGTACAGGGCTTGGCAAGCGGAGCAGTTGCTGGAGTACATCCAAGATGAGCCAAGGCTGGCAGAGTGGAAGGCCAAGGCAGCACTGAATGCTGAGCCAAGTTTCTTGTCTTGGAAGACTAGGCAGGCAGTTGCTTGGAAGCTGGTCAATCGTCTCTCAGGAGCCGTCAAGGCATTGGAAGTCAAGGCAGATATGCTGCGGTCCAGAGGTGCCATGATGCGCACCGAGATCAACCATCTGGACCGCTCTTTGCCCGGTCCGCGCATTTCCACTGCTGAGTCAGTGGGAAGCAGGGAAGCACGCTTGAGAGCGCGACTGAAAGGCGACTGAATTTCATCAGTGCCCTGTAGCGTAAGGGCACGTCAGTCAGGAGTCTGAACGCGGGTGGTCTCTGGTCTCTCGCTCGTGCCCCGCGTTCAGACTCTCTGGCATTTCCCGTCCCTCAAAGAAATGGAGATACTGTTATGGCTGTCAATGTCGGCGCAATGCGCAAAGACAAAGAGGAGCGTGACGCCGCTGCCAAGCGAGGCACAGACTGGTTCAACATCCAGGCCGGCGAAACGCTTCTGTACATCTGTCCGCCGTGTCGTGACGATGATGAGTTGCCCTACGCCCAGCTGGTTGTCCACTATGGCATCGGCCCCAAGAATCGCATGCTGCCATCGCTGGACACGCGGGTCAACAAAATCCTAGCCGACCCGCGTGTCACGGCCGTCATGGAAGCGCGCGATGGCTTCGAGGTGCCAGATGCCAGCACGGTCTGCCCCATCAGCAAGGAGTGGGAACGGCTTGATGCCGCTGGCGACGAGAAGGCGCGAGAAGACATCAAGCGCAACAATCGCTTTTTGTTCAATGTCATTCCAATCAGGCACCGCAAGACCAAGACGGATGATTGGGAGGAGTTGCCCGCAGACAAGGTCTTGCCCATGCTGTGCGGCAAGATGGTGTGGGAAGGTGTTTTGGAGGTCTTCTTTGAAGAGGGCGACATCACCGACCCGCGCAAGGCCATCTTGGTTCGGGTGACAAAGACTGGCGCGCTCATGGCAACCAGATACAAGGTCGCCGCAGACAGCGCATCCATCCGTGAGCCGGTGCGTCTCAACAAGTCGCAGAAGGCGTCTTGTCGCGAGGCGCTGGCAGAAGGCGGCACCGGCGACTTCTACAAGATGATTGGCGAGATGGTGATGGATGCGCCAGGCGTCGAGCGTCTGTTGGCCGGCGTTGAAGAAGAAGCAGGTGAAGAGTCCGTGGAGGAGCCTCCCAGCTGCTTTGGTCAGGACTATGAGCCTGACGATGACGAGGACTGCGGCAAATGCCCCTTCCGCGGCCTTTGCGCCCCCAAGTGCAAGGAAGAACTGGGCCCCAATCACGCACTCAAGCCTGGGGACAAGGGCTATGAGGAAGAGGAGGAAGCCCCCGAGCCCGCCAAGAAGGGCAAGAAGGGCAAGAAGGCGGCGGCATCCAAGAAGAAGTCCAGCCGTGCCGCCATGATGGATGATGACGACGATGAAGAGCTGGACGCTCTTGAGCGCGAGCTAGCCGAAGCAGCAGACTAGCCCAGCCCAGTCCCGCCCAGTCCTGCCCCGCATGGTTCGCCCAGCGGGGCTTTGGCGGCAGCAGGAGTTGCTGAATGGCTGGGACGCTTGAAGAAGACATCATGAAGGACGTCAACAAGGCACTTGGCGCTGGAACGGCGCTCAGCTTGTCTGATGGCGGCCTGAGCATTCACATCCCTGGAGTCATACCGACAGGAAGCCCCTGGATGGATTGGGCTCTGGGCCGAGGCGGCTGGCCTCTGTCTCGTATCTGCTTGGTCGGTGGCGATGAGGGCACGGGCAAGACCACCCTGGCAATCCAGGCGTGTGCCGCCGTTCAGGCGATGGGCGGCACGGCGGTGTATCTTGACGCTGAATACAAACTGGATATGAGCTATGCCGCCATGTTGGGCGTGGACTGCGACCGGTTGCTGCTGATGCAGCCCAAGTGCATTGAAGACGCGATGGAGATGCTTGCCCGAGTCCTGGAAGTGGTGAAGCGCAGGCGCCTCGCTTCTGGCGGCAAGCTGGTCCCTGTGCTCGTGGTGTATGACTCCATCAGCGCCCTGCCTGATCGCTATGAGCTTGAGCAGGGCTTCGACGACAAGCAGCCTGGCGGCCAGGCGCGCGCAATGTCCAAGGGGTTGCGCAAAATCAATCAGCACATCAGCGCCGAGGCATGTTGCTTGATGCTCGTCAGTCAGTTGCGTGAAAAGATTGGGGTCACGTTTGGCGACAACACCTCAACGTCGTGCGGCAAGGCTCCACGATTCTACAGCGCTGTCATTGTGAATCTGGGTCGCGGCAAGCTCGTCAAGGATGACGGCAGCTCCATTGGCGTCGGCACTCACGTGTATGTCCACAAGAATCAGGTGGCGCCGCCCCATCGCAAGAGCGAGCTTCGCATTGAGTTTGGCGAGGGCATTGACCGGGCCCACGGGCTTCACGGCGTGGCCGCAAAGTGCGGATGGGCCAAAATGGGGGGCAGCTGGACCAAGCCTCCTGAAAAGTCCAAGATCAAGTCTTGGTCTGGCTTGCGCGACCTTGCCGAGCAGCGCCAGGGTGACCACGACGCCATTGAGGTCGCCATTAGAGGATACTATGAGGCTACAGAGTGGAAGGTTTGAGCGATGGGATTCTGATTGCTTCGCGAGGTAGTCAGATAGGTCGGCAAGCCGGTCCTGGGTCATGGCCAATCTGGCGCCCCACTGAACGTCCGCCTGTAAGCGGATGCCCATCGCCTTTCTTCCGCTGTAGGGGTCTGTCATGTCTAATCCGTCACGCATAGTCCTTGTCAGCGACCTCCACGCAAACATCCGTCTTGGCATGGCCAAGGTGGACAGCGGCGGGGTGTCATCTGATCGCTTGAGGGATGTGATCAGCGTCATCGACCAGGCCATCACCCACTGCCTGGAGAACAACATCCCCTCCATGGCCATCCTTGGCGACCTGTTCGACATTCAGCGCCCTGACGGCGCCACAATCGTGGCGGTCTGTCGGGTGTTACAACGCGCCGCCACCGAGGGCATCAAGACTTACATCCTGCCCGGCAATCATGATGCTGTTGATCGCGACGGCCGGCTGTACAACCTTCAACTGTACAATGAGCTGGACTTGCCCAACATCCATGTATTTGGACACGAGTCAATTGAGCTGACTGAAGGATTGCGCCTTCACGCTGTGCCGTGGCTGCCAGAAGCGCGAGCACGCCGGCGCATCAGGAAGCGGGCCAGGGGGTGCTCCGCCACAGACCGTGACGTGCTCTTCCTTCACCAGACCATGTTGGGTGCGGTCGGTGACGCAGGCTGGGTGAGTGATGGAGGCTTGGACGGCTCTGCACTGGCTGGGTTTGAGTATGCATTCAGCGGCCATTACCACAAGCCCCAAGTCCATGAATGGGGCATGTACCTCGGCTCACCCCTCCATCTGAAGTTCAGTGAGGGCGGCATCACGGCCCGCGGCTTTTGGGATGTCGACCTCGCGGCCAAAGTCATTGATCCGCAACTGGTCACCCCTGATTATCCTCTGTTTGACACTGTCAATGTGGAGCTTGCGGCAGGCGAGCATCTGGATGACTATGTGGACGACCTGAGTGAGGTGGTGGGAGAGGGCGTGCGTTATCTGCGATTCATCATGACTGGCGATGCGCTTGCGATTGAGGCCAGTCGCAAGCTCTTGGGCAAGTGGCGTGGAGAGCTTGACAAGTACAATCTCCGTCGTATCAAGGTGGATGAGCGCCCTGAGCGGGTGACGAGGGCCCGCCTCAAGCTCACCAAGAAAACGTTTGACCTGGATGAGGCGATGGGCGCGTATGCTCGTGAGCTAGCCCCGGCAGGCACGGACCATCATGCCCTCGCAGAGTTGGGCAAGCGCCTGTTGGGCGAGGCGCGCACATGATCACTTTTGGCACCCTCATCGTGGATGACTTCAGGGTCCTCAAGCACGCAACCGTTCCTCTGGAGGAGCAGGGATTGGTGCTCATCCGGGCAGTCAATGAGGACACGCTGGCGGCAGATTCCAATGGCTCCGGCAAGACAACTGTGCTGCACGGATTCGGATGGACGCTGTTCGGCAAGCTGGTGGGCGAGGAGCGGCCCACTGACATCATCCGCCGTGGCGCAAAGAAGGCTGTGGCATCGCTGGACTGGCGCGAGGCCGGCACCCATTACAAGGTGCGTCGGATCCAAAAACGAGCCAGCCAAGTGCTGGAGTTGTTCGTTGATGATGTCCCAGAGACTGGGCGCACGCGTCAGAATACCCAGGACCGCATTGAGGAGTTGCTGGGGCTGGACTTCGACAGCTTCAGGAACACAGTCATGTACGGCCAGGGGGATTTCAAGCGGTTCGCCAGCCCGCACGTCACTGATGCTGATCGCAAGAAGGTGATGAAGCGCGCGCTCAACCTGACAAGCCTGGACCGCGCGCTCAAGCGCGTCAGAGCTGAACTCAAGGAGTGCCGCGAGAGGGAGCACGAGGCATCCACTTTCCTGACAGCGAGTCGCGTGACCCATAGTCGCGCCCAAGCAGACCTCTGTGATGCGCAGGAGGAGCACGGAGCTTGGCGGGGCAATCACGATACAGCCTTGGCTGCGGCACAAGCGCGCCGCGATGACGTTGAGGCAGGTCGCAAGCCGCTGGAGGAGCAGGCCGACAAGGTCAAGAAGTGGGAAGCCCTAGAGGCCAAGGCCCAAAAGGTCATCGATGGGCGCTCAAGCGTAGAGCAAGAGCTACGGGCGCACGCAGCCAAAGCAATCCCTCTGGAGGGACGCATAACAGAGATGACAGCCACGGAAAGTCGGCTGAAGTCTCTGGCCCGTGACGCTAGGCGTGACGCCGCTGAAGCGCGCCGCGACGCTGATCGCAGCAAAGCCGCAGCGGAAGCAATCCGTGATGAAGCTTGCAATCTGAAGGATTTGTCTGTCTGTCCCACGTGCAGAACGCCAACTGCTGATAGCAGCCACACTCAAGAGCACTTGGTGCACCTGGAAGCCAAAGCCAAGACCCATGACGACCTCGCCCAACTTCATCTGGAGAAGGCGCAAGAGCACGATGAGGCAGAAGAGGCTCTTGATGCCGATCACGCCTCTGTCAGCGACCGCTTGGCAAAGGCATGGGAGGCTCTGAAGCAGCACGACGCAGCTGGCGAGCAATTCACCACGGAGATGGAGCGCATTGATGCCTTCAAGCCCAAGCTGGCTAAGGTTCGCAGACTGCTCGTTGTCGCACGAAAAGCCAAGGCTGATTTGGCAGAGCTAGACGGCGCGCTAGCCGTCGCGCAAGGAGAGGTGCAGCGTCTAGAGGGTGAGATCAATCCCCACACCAAGGCCCTGGCTCGTGCGGAGAAGGCTGCAGAGGAGGCGCTAGGCGTCACCAAGCGCCACGAAGCTGAGGTTGCTGCCATCGGTGCTGAGATGGTTCCACTACGGTTTTGGGAGCGCGGCTTCAGCAACAAGGGCTTGCCATCCATGGCGCTTGACGCTGTGTTGCCAATTGTGACGGAGTCAGCCAACCGTTACCTCCATGTGCTCAGCGACGGCGACATTCAGGTGGACATCCAGCCGCAACGCGAGCTCAAGGCAGGCGGCAAGAGGGATGAGATTGACATCAATGTCCGCATCGAGGGGCACAACGGAGTGCGACCTAGCGGGGCACAGGAGTCCAAAATATCAATCGCCATCGACCTCGCTCTCATGGACTTGGTGGCAACTCGCGAAGGCGCATCGCTTGATATTCTGTTGATTGATGAGGTCATGGATGGCCTTGACAGTGAGGGCAAGCGTCGAGTGTTTGAGCTCTTGGAGCACCTGCGCGAGCACAGATCAACCATCATCGTGATCAGTCATGACGACACCATCAAAGAGCGCTTTGAGACGGTGTGGACAGTGACCAAGGCCGGTGGCGCCGCCACATTGGAAACAGAGTGAACTTTGACGCTTGCGATTATGGCGACGCTAAGCGCATGGTGGAGCAATTCCACTATGCTGGCCGGATGAGTAAGGGATCAAACATCTGCTATGAATGGCGCGATGGCAGCGTGCTGTATGCTGTCGCGTGTTCTACTGCGAACGATGCCTGGAGTGCCGGGTTGAGCAGATGGTGACCCCTAGTCGCCATCGCAATAGTTGCAGCGATTTGCTCTTCAGCGCCACGCCCCTGTCGACTCCTGAATGCGATGCGGTTGAAAAGATTTCGCCGCGGCAACCTTGGTGGGGATGACCGAGTGAGCAGCCAATTCTTCGAGGCAAGCATGAACAATGATGAGTTGCGCAAGATGCGCTTTAGCGGCCTTGACCTTTCTCCAAACCACTATGGGCTGATCACCGTCAACGGGCTTGGTGAGCTGGTTGCCGGTCACTACATGGTGGGCACCAAGAAGGGGGCTGACCTCGCCAAGGCAGACGACCGGTTCACCTCGACGACGTACAGACACCCCACGTCGAAGGTGAATCCAGATAACGGATACAAGGATGTGATGCGGCTTCAATTTGTGTCCGGCGATGTCGCTGATGCGCTTCACCGGCATAATCCCCATCGCTTGGCGCTTGAAGACTTTGCGTGGGGCGCTGAGGGACGGGAGTACCAGATTGGCGAGGTGGCGGGCGCAGTCAAGCGCGACATGCTGGAGTCGCACATCCCATTCCGACTCCATGACAACATCAGCGTCAAGATGTTTGCGGCTCGGAATGGCAACGCTCCCAAAGAGCGCGTGATGGACGCCGTGGAGGAGCGCTGGCACCCTGGGCTGTACCTCTTCTGCACCGGTGCCGGCAAGCGCCAGACCGAGGGCGACCTGTGTGACGCATATGTGCTTGCGCGCTTGGCTATGGTCGAATGGAAGCTGCGCCACGCTCTCATGCGCCCATCGCATCTGTATGGACGTGAGTGGACGGTGTTCATGCGCGCCACAAAGGCGCAGCCAGTCAATGTATTGGGTCGTGAATGGATTGCCGAGCCAGGTGTTGTTGAGGACCACGCCCCCTATGTTTCTGTAGAGTAGGGGCAGGAGGGGAAGATGTCTGCGTCACGGATTGATTATCCCAAGTGTCCGATATGCGATGGCCCAGTCGCTGGCGCAATGATGACCTCTGGAGCCATCCGCCCAGATGGTTCGCCGCATGTCGTTCACGCATCAGGTGAGCTCCTCTACTATAGGCCAGAAGCAATCTCTGTTTTTTGCGTGTCGGCCGCTTGCAACTACCACCAGCCATTGGCTTGCCTGACCACCCCAGTCCCTTCACAGAGCGATCGATGACTGACAAGCCCAAGTTCAAGTGGATTCTGCTCGACGGTCGCCACCTCCTCTGGCGTGTCACTATGAAGCTCGCCACCCTCAGCACCGAGCTGCCTGGCGGTGATCGCGTTCCAACAGGGGGCATCTATGGCTTCATCAAAGTGGCGACCAAAGTTGTCCAAGATTGGGGCCGACGCGATGGCTGCACCTTGGTCATCTGCTGGGAGGGAGCGGGAGCCAAGGGCGATTACGGCCACCGCACCGAGATGTATCCTGCCTACAAAGGCAATCGCAGAGCCAGCACAGTTCCTGACGACATCCGAGCCTACCTTGACACAATGGATGACCAGCAGAAGGTGCTCAAGGGAATGCTCCAGGTTGCTGGATGGAACCAAGCATGGGCTCCGCGCTTCGAAGGCGATGACGTCATGGGCACCTTGGCCCATTGCCTTCACCAGGTTGGTGAATCAGACATCATGATTTACACAGCAGATCACGACCTCCACCAGATGGTGAATGACGGCATCACGTGCGTCAGTCCGCCGCCAACATCCGGCAAAACGCGCAAGGAGAAGGTGTACAACGTTGAAGCTGTCGCAGAGAAGCACGGGGTGTCACCGGACTTGGTGGCAGACTTGAAGGGGCTCGGTGGCGACAGCGGCGACAACATCCCTGGCGTTCCCGGCGTTGGGCCGGGCTGGGCAGCTAAGATGCTCAATGCCTATGGAGGTCATGAAGAAGTGGTACTTGTGGCTGAGTCAGGGGAGGTGCTGAGCGGTGAGCACAATGGGAAGAAGTGGCAGAGTCCGGCCAAATCAAAGGCTGTGGCAGAGAATGCTGAGCAGGCGCGTGTGAGCTATCAGCTAGCGGTCATCCGGAGGGACGTGCCTGTGCGCTTCATGCGCCGTGCCGTGGACTACAAGAAGTTGCACAAGGCATTGAACTACTTCAAGATGCGGACTCTCATGATGCCCAACACATATCAGGACATCAAAGATATTGGCCAACGCCCTTTCCCGCGCCGCATTCTACACTCCACGCTGTAGAGTGCTGGAGTCAATCGGAGACATCGCATGACCCTTCCCAGAGCACTCCTGAAGCCAGGTGCGCTGCTGTATGATCACAGCACAACCACCTTTCCTGCCCATCGTCGCATCTACCGACTGGTTGAACCTCCCACGGAAAAGGGTGACCTGAGTCTGGTCCACGTGGCTAGCGGCTCCCACCGCACCATCAATGTCGCGTCACCAGGCTTGGCTCTGGTGCCTGATTTGCCTGACCTCGCGGCCAACATTGACTGCCTGGTCGGCCAGCGCATTGCCTTGCGCCTCGATAGCGGCAGCACGCTCACCGGTTACTGCACTGGCATTCACTATCACGAGGCCACTCTGCTGGGCGAGGCAGTGAGGCAGGTGAAGGCCGTCGAGCTGGATCACAGCGGCAGTTCGACATTCCCGTGGCCCACCATCTTGGGTTGTGAGATCAAGTAGCAAACCGACATTTCGCCCGGCGTCCAAAAAAATTGTTCGACGCCATGACAGCTGTCAAGTATACTTCAAGCGCATCACTCACCAGCCACGCTGGTAACCTACCTGGAGAACACCCATGCCCGACGCACTGACCGTTGGCTATCGCCGCAATGTCGGCGGCACCAAATTCATCATTGGAGTTGCCGTCCTGACCGCAACCGCCCTGGCGCTGGAGGGAGGTGCGTACACCTTCAGCGATGAGGATGTGGATGATCACCTGGAAGCGCCAACGGAGGTGCGAGGCAAGAAGAACAGCAGCGCGCGCTTGGCCAAGCTCATGGCCAAGTATGACGCGCTTGACTTGATGGACGTGGAAGCGGTGGCTGAAGCACTGGGCGCAGAGCCGTCCGCAACCGCCGAGCCCGAGCCTGTTGCGCCCATCGCAGTTGAGCCTGTCGCCGCCACCGAGCCCGAGCCGGTTGCCGAGGAGGCGCCCGGTGAAGGCGACTCAGAATCAGAAAGCCTGAGTGGCGATGACAAGAAGTTGGCAGACATGGGGTACAGCAAGTCACAGCGCTCACGCATCAGCGACAGCGGCAAAGCATATGTGTTCCAGTGGGAGCTTGAAGCCGCCGCTGTGAGCGTGATGGCTGACGGCGCCGTGCGCGTGTTCCGCTCACGCCTGCCTGAGAACAGCCCCTTGCTCATCAAAGAGGCCGCGGCAAAGGCTGCCAAGGCAGAGGCCAAGGCGGCAGACAAGGCCAGTGCGGCCGCTGAGCGCAAGGCCAAGAGCGTGCGTGAGCCCAAGACATTCAAGGTGTACGCAACCTCACCTGAGTGGGTCAAGCCCGACAGCGAGGGCAAGACCGTCGAAGAGCAGCGCGGCCAACGGTATCTCGTTGGCGACAATGCTGTGCTGGCAGAGGCAGAGCGGGTCGCCCAGGTGTGGCGGGATGCTGTGGACGCCAAGGGCGACAGCTTCAACTTCACAGCTGTGGTGGAGCCAGACACGCGCTCCAAGCCCAAGAACAACCTGTGGGATGGTCCCATTGAGATGCCGTGCGTCAGTCGCGTCCCTGGCGACCTCTGGGTGGGTGATCACCTCGGTCCGCACCTTCGCGCCTTGAATCTCAGCTTCAAGGAATATTGTGAAGAGTACGGCTTGCCGGCTGACACGACGCCCAAGTGCACCAATCGCGCCAGGGCGTCGCTCGCCAAAGCCCATGCCGCCGTCCGCCGCACCCACGCCATGCGGATGGGCCAGATGTGCGTCGTGGTGGGTGGCGACTCCATCGCCACCGTGCTTCAGATCACAGCGGCATCAGGCGAGGGCGAGGAAACGCAGTACACCTTGCAGAAAGTGGCCGGCAATGACCCTGAGTTGATGGATGATGAGTACACTTGGACTCACCAGGCCATCATCGACAGGACCAAGCCGATCAACCGCTGGAGTGCCAGCGCCAAGAAGGCTGCGGCAGCCAGCTGATTCAAGGAGGAGGTGGCATGGATGCGCTGGTGGTCGCGGTCATCATCGACCGCATACGGAAGCTCGCAACCCATCCTGATTTGTCAGAGGTGTGCATAACGTCCGTCAATCGTTCGATGGCCATGCGGCCGAACCAGGTTGCGGTGGTTATTCACTGCAAAAAAGCACCCGTGTACGTTCACATGGTCGGCCCCAATCTGCGGGACGGCCAAGAGGTGGGGTGCACCATCAACGGCGTCAAACAGCAAGCACCGAACCCTGCCCGCAAGAATCAAACGCCATTTATCAAGTGGTTGGCCGAGCATCCGCAGCTCGTGGATGCGCCAGTCGCTATGACGCGTGAGGCCTGGGTCCTCAAGTACGGCCAAGTGCCAATGTGCTACCGGTGCGACAGCTCCATGCGCTGGATTGATTTGCGCGCCGGCGGAGGCTTTTGGGGTTGCTCGCGATTCAAAGAGACTGGCTGCAAGGGGTCACTCAACATTGATGAAGATGAACTGCTCCCGCCTCGCTGTCCTGACTGCAGCAAGCCAATGCGGGAGCGTGACGGCAGGATGGGCAGGTTTTGGGGGTGTACAGGGTACGCTGATGGGTGTAAGCGCACAGTGGATGGGGTGCCAGGCGATGGCTTGCGAACAGAGCTGGATGCCTGGCAGCCTGCATCAAGGGCGCCCGCCCCTGCCCCCCTCTTCTCAGGCTCAGCCTTTCGCTCACCGCCTGTTCCTGCCGCCGCACCCCTACCGCTTGAGCCTACCCCTGATGTCGGGCCACCAGCCACGCCTAGCAAGCAGGAGAGCAAGCAGAGCACAAGCCTTGATGCCTTGCGCCGTCGCTTCTTGTCCTGACGGCTGAAGACGTGCAAGCCCCACCCTAGCAAGTTTGCGGCCCATGCTATGCTCTGCTTTTGCTTTCAATGCGGACGCCTGTAGGGTTAGAGGTGTTGCGCAATCGCTACAAGGTAGTCAAATGACACACCCATTCTTTCCAGATGATATCCCCAATCGAACAGCCTATGACATCGAGCTTGGCGGGGACATCCCCAAACAAGGCGATGGGCGGCTCAATTGGAATGCGGTCAAGAAAGGGCGCGTGGGCATCAGCACCATCGCATTCTGGAATACTGGGGACATCGCTCCCATGCTGGGACTGTGTGACACCACGCGCTTGCCTCGCGTGATCCTCACCGAGCATTGGATGGCCAAGCAGTTCAGCCGCGCTGAAGGCATCATCAGCTGGAATGGCGCGGGCTTCGACAACCCGGTGGTGGTCAACGGCATCCCCAGGCTGGGTGAGGTCATCATGGCCAAGAAGTGTGTGGACTTGATGGCAATCATGGCTCTGTTGAAGACAGGAACGGACCCTGCTGTGCTGGAGACAGGAGTGCCTGAGGATTGGATGTCCATGGCGCCACGGATTGGTCGCAGCGCTCACGGGTGGATCAATGCCGGATTTGGTCTTGATGCTGTCGCCAAGGCGACGCTGGGCGCCTGGACAGGGAAGATGGCTGGCTTTGATGGCGCCAAGGTCATCAAGGCGTGGCAACAGGGCCGGTATTCCGAGGTAGGCAGCTATTGCATTGGCGATGTGGCGCTGACGCTGATCCTGTATGCCTTTGCTTGGGAACACGGGTGGCTTGAGAGCCCGTCTCAAGGGCGTGTCGAAATGCCAAGGGAGGTGTTGTGATGGCTGCGCCTGCGTGGACTGGCAAAGCAAGGCGTGACGCCAAGCGGGATGGGCTTGTCTTGTTCAAATTGGAGCTGAACCATTCAAAGGAGGGTTCATATGCCGCAAGCGGGGCGTGCACCCATCGCACGGCACTTCTGTTGGCGGCAATCGTGAACACGTCGGGCCATCTTTCAGAAGATGACATTGGCGTCATTGAAGGCGTTTTTGGCATCGTCCCGGACAAGGGATAACCCTTGCCCCGTGTCTGGCCACGCATTTATCGACGCACTGCGGGGAATGAAGGTGATTGGCAGGCGCGGCACCGCCGCGCTTCGCAAGGCATCAGGTCCGCGCGAGCGTGTTGGGCGTGGAAGTCGGGGGGCAAGTGGCACTTCAGACACGCCCACAGATATCCCCGCCGCTCTGAGATCACGGCTGGCTTGACACGGTGGTCGGAGATTTGGAAGGCCCAAGAGGGCATCATGGACACCATCTTTCGCGATGAGTTGTCGACCTTCCAGGAGGCAATTGACATCGCCATCGCCAGGGTGTCCGCAGTCGCTGAAGTCTATGCTGAGCCGCATCTCATGGCGCGCACACCGGCTCGCAATGAAAATGCCCAGTGGCTCCTTGGTGCCCTCGGTGACCTGAAGGAACGGTCACACATCCCAGGATTCAGAATCGATGGCGAGAGGTGGATGTGCATAGATTGGCCACAGTGGCACGCAGACCTGGCGCACCGTCTCGTCACTCCCCCGCACTATTACTGGAGAGAATGACCATGAGATACGTGGACGCATTGGCGGCAAAGCTGTCCAATCAGATTCAGGCTGACGTAGCAGAGCTGCGCACCTTCCTGCGCATATCAGCTAGTCAGCTGGAGAATGAAGCGGCATTAACTGCTGTGCCGGATGGAGACATCCATGGCGCTCCTGGCTATGCCTGGATCAATGCCCAACTTGGGAGCATTGTGCGTCAGGGGATGATGGGCGCCAGTGACGTGCGGACCATCGCCCTCTGTCACATCCGTGACACATGGATTGATCGCGTGCAGGATGATGGCGGAGAAAGGGATTCAGCCGCCGTTGTCCGCATTGTAGCGACCCTGATGCGAGACACCGCTGACACCCTCGTGCCCGCAGTGAGGGCAGCAGAGCGCAAGCGCCTCCTGGACAGAGTGTATGGGCGCAGCGCCTGAATGAGGTTGCGCCCTCGACTTTGGATGTGAGAGGGGCTATGATTTCGATGGACGGACTGCGCACCAAACAGCGCAGACACCGGAGGTCTCATGGACATTCCCCTTGACGTTACTGACCCAATCGTGGTCTTGCTCACTTGGGCGTTGACCAGCGTGGTCGGCTACTTCGTCAACCTAGTGGACAAGCCCAAGCTGCGCATCGCGCTACCGATGGTGGCGGTTCTGCTCGCCACGGGCAGCCAGGCAGCGTTGGCGGCTTTCGACGGCACCCTTGTGATTGATGACGCTTTCCAGTGGTCTGTGGCGATGGAAGGTTTGGCCGCTGGCGCCATGGCTGTCTTCGGTCACAGCCAGATGCGAGAGCTGTTAAAGCTCGTCCAACCCGCCCAGCCACCACCTGCCGAGCCTGCCCCAGCGCCTCAGCCAAAGGCCAAGGCGCCCACGACCACCACCCTCATCGCGCTGTTTGCCATCGCCGCCAGCGCGTTCGGTGGTGGCTGCATGAAGCAGCTGGTCTTGCGTGATGCGACTGTCTACTCCAATCAGGTGGCCTGGTTGGAGGCGCGCAATCAAGAGAGCATCGCCGCATTCCAACGAGCCATGGACACAGCGACCGCCGCTGATGATCATGAAGGCTGTCTGGTGTATGCCGAGCAGTTGCTCATCGGCCAACACGCCACCGCCTGGCGCTATGCGATGATGCTCCACCTCGCAGACCTCGGGGCAGACCCTGGGGACCCTGCCCCCATCCCTGCCGCCACCACGCTTTGTCCTGAAGCGGAGCCTGAAGCTGTAGTGTCTGATATACCGGCTGTCACGGTCGAACCATCAGACACTCTTGAGGAGGAATGAGCATGCCTGACGACGCACCGCCACCTGCGGCATTGACACTGCTCCTGGCAGCTCTGCACCAGATGGAGGACCCTGCTGCCGAGAGAGCTGCAGCTGAGTTGCGAGAGTTGGCCGGTGAAGCCACCAATACGTGGCAGGCATTGGCATTGGACGTTGCGGCACAGGCTGTACAGCAGCACGGCCCAGAGGGGCTGCACATTGCCTTGGTCCAGATCAGCCAATTGGCTGATGGCAAGATCAGCCAACTGGACGTGGCTGATGCCCGGACCAGTCACGCCATCCTCACAGCGATGGAGCGTGACGAGATTGGCGGCAGGCGGGCTGTGCGGGCTTGGTTTACCAAGTTGGGCATTGTGCTGAGCGCATTGGGCGCGGCATTCTTGACCGGCGTTGTGTCGGGCTCCTTGGGCGGGCTCAAAAGCTAGTCATGGAGTGGCGCCACCCTGTCAAGGGTCACCTTGGCGGGGCATTTTTTGTGATCACAGCCCTCACTGCTCCCAATTTCCTTGGATAAAAGCAAAAAGTCTGTAGACTAGAGCGGCCGATACAGTTAAGCTAGCTGACAGACAAGCCCTGGAGCACACCATGAGCATTCGAGACTATCGACGCCAAGCGCGGGCTGCGGCCCGGGCCATCGCCCATCTTGCCGGTGGCCGCATCCAGGGCAACAAGGTCACGACCCAAGACAAGTCAAGGCGCTCAGTGCTGCGCCTCGGCGACACCATGAGCAACGCGGGCGCAGCAATCACCTATTCCGGCGACGGCGATTCAGTCCGTTTCTGCTAGTTAGGTTCAGCCAGGGTCGCACGGCGCCCCGTCATCTGTAGGGTAATATGTCACTGCCTGTCATCATACTGCCGTTGGAATGTTGGTACACGGATGAAGAGGATGTTCCAAAGACAGACTGCGCTGTCATGGCTCACCTGATGGGCTGTGAGATAAAGGCACACCCGGTCGGACCCCTCCTTGAGGGCAAGGACTCATCTGAGTGCGTTGTGCCGCCCAATGGGTGGTTGCTCGTGTGGCAGGGCAGTGATCGCGTAGGGATAAAGGACCTGCCGACAAAGTCCACTTTGCTCTGTTCGGGGCAATCCCATATCTTCAAACCCGGGCAAGGGGCGCTTTGGCTCCCTGGCTGGGAAGCATAGGTCATCAAGGAGTGAGCCGTGATCTCTTTCAAGCGCGTCCAAACTGAACACCGCATATGGGCGGCACACAATTTCCCTGACACCACAGCTGACCAGACGCTTCAGGGAATGGTGGAGGAATTGGGCGAGTTGGCATCTGCCAAGACCTCGGCCGACAAGGCGGATGCGGTTGGCGATGTCCTCATCTACGCCATCCACCACGCTTCCATCCTGTCGCTGGACGCAAGCGTGATCGGTCGCTCAAGCGTGGCTGAAGCGAAGCTGTGCGTCAACATGCTCACGCCATCCCCTGCCCAACTAGAGGCCAGCGCGTTGCGCCTGGGCGTATCGTCGCTGGGGCGCTTGGCTCACGCCCGGCTAAAGGCGGCTCAAGGCATACGCGCAGATGAAGATCACGCTGCGGCCGAGGTGGCGAGCCTTGGTGGCGTCATCGGGGCAATGGAGCTGATGGCGCTGAGCTTGGGAACGACAGCAGGGCTCACGCTGGCGGCTGTGTGGGATGGCATCGTTGCAAAGCGCGACTGGAAGGCGGATAACATCAAGGGCACCGGCGCTGGCGTCTTCGGCCCCTCCCCTGAGCTTTGCGCCACGTGCGACGCCGACCTGACGACGGTTGGCGCCATTGCTTATCGGGCATCAGGCGACAAGTATGTGTGTGATGCGTGCTCATGAGTGCTGAAACAATCACACACTTTGGCGTCTTCATCCCAATCAATCAACGCGCCTCGACTACAAGCCCTCCCATCCCAGAGCCAGTGCCAGAGTGCCTTACAATCGTCAGCCGTGGCGACAAGTGGGGCATCTTCTGGACGTTGTCAGAAGAGGAGGACATGGCGCCAGAGGCGGCCAGCTCCATCGCCTGGCTGGCCAACTCTGCTCAAGCGATTGGGCGCCGCCATATCTTGAGGCACGGCTCCCAATATGGGGAGCCTCTGGTGATGTGCATAACCCGTGACGCAGATGAGCGCCGCTTGTCTGACGTAACAGGCGCTGAACGCCATGACTGGACAACCAGCACATCGCTGCCGCGATAGGAGGTGTGTGATGCCGCAGTGGCTGCGCCCCGCAACCAGATGGGCCATATATGTGCGCGACGACATGCGGTGCATTTACTGCCGGGTGTCAATCCAGGAGTTGATCAGAAAGGCAGGGAACAACTTCTTGACCGTTGATCACGTGCGTTCGCGCCAGAGGGGTGGCACGTCCGACCATGTGAATCTTATCACTTGTTGCTATGACTGCAATATCAGCAAGAAGGACACGACCTTGGCGGCGTGGTGCAGAAGTCGAGGATGGAGCGCCAGTGCGGTCAGCAAGCGCATCGGCCGCCGTCGCGCCCGTAACCTGGAACTGTACAGATCAGCTGCCCACATCTTGCTAGGCAAGCTGGAGGGGGTTCCTGTGGCGACTCTGGTTGAGCACCATGACTGGTTGGTCAAGCGCCAGTGGGGTGATTCGCTGGACGGCGACCACTGGACGCATCTGCAAGAGCAAGCTGAGCTGTTCTGCTCGGCCTGTGGAGCTGCGACAGCCGAGGCTCCGGCATCACAGATTCCTTTCTGATGCCATCATTCACCCCGACCATGAGCTTTTTGAAAAATGAGATGCCTGAGTGGGCATGGTCCCCCTCTCCCGAATGTCAGCCAATCGTGGTCTGCCTTCAAGAGAAGCTGGGATCAGATGCACGACTTGGCGCCACCCACCTTGGTAGGCGGCGCCTCATCAAACGCTCAAACTCGGCAAGCTGGCTGCTCGTGAATACGTGGACCCAAATGCTGACATATGTGTGCCTGCGCTCCAAGAGGAAAGTTCGATCATACTGGTGGACTCCTGACGACAGGCTCAGCTTTGAAGCATTGATCCCCTGCGTGAATGCTCATCACATTGGAGAGCAGGCATCCTTGCGCCGCCGCTTCGATGACCTCGTGGTTGCAAGCCGCAGGCAGGCCAAACTGGCTGACCTTGAAAGGGCCACAGGGGAACTACTCCCTTTGGAGCGCTTGCGCGCAAGGTGGTTAGAGTGAATGGTGATCTTGCGCATCGAACACTGGATGGAGGAGTTATCAGACCTCCCTGCGAGAATCAGGCGCACCCTCATCCCGACCGGCGCGGTGGCTGCCAGGCGCGGAATGTTGTTCACGCAAGAGCCCCACCGCCAGGTCGCCAAGGCATACGCGGCAGCAGCATATGAACCCAAGGGCGTTTGGCGCATTGGCATCAATTACCACGCCAGCCCTGTCGGATGTCAGGATTGCTGCCATGCCAACTGGAGTGGGGACAGCGTCACGTGCGGGTGGGAGGTCACCCCAAGCGCCACCAAGGTCACATATGCCCACGGCCCTGGGCCGAGTTACGACCAACGGATGGCCCAAGCCAAGGCGCAAGCTGTTAGATGGGCGCACACTGCTCCCAAGGCATTCTTGGAATATGCTAAGTCAAAAGGCGCTTTAGGCGTCGACGGCCGCATAGACACTGACCTGATATATCGCCAATGTTCTGAGTGCGACCCACTTGAGGAGGATGACGATGAGTCCTGAAGCCATTCAACGTGCCATCGATGCTCGCACGCACACCCTGTGCACCTATGAGCACCCGGCTGCGCTGCATGAAGTCTTGGGGTGGGAGCAATCAATGCGGGATGCGGGCAGGATGCTCGGCAATCCTTTGCGCTTGAAGGCGCCCTTGCTCGCCGTTCGCTACCACCTGGAGTGCGAGGAAGCTGATGAGATGCTGTATGCCATTGGCATCCCAAGTGGCACTGACAGCCAGCTTTTGCGCAACACCTTGTCCGAGCTAACTTTGTCTCTGCCCTTCAAACTGCCGCGTCCTTGGACAAAGTGCTTGCACTTTGGCAAGATTCCTGTTGATGACAACCTCAATGTGCTTGTCGCCCATTGGATGGGGGTTGTGCAACGCCCTTCTCCTTGCGGCCATCCTGTCTGTAGAGCGACTCATGCCTGCATCGCCCCTAGCGCCGGGTCTGCCTAGTTGCCTGCCAGAAGGCATCGCAAGCCTGTGCCTGGGCGACGACCCAGGCAACCCCCTATCGACACGCAGAGCGTGCCGACCCGCCAGCAGGCGGGCGGTGAACGCACTCTTCACTTGGAGCAACACGCCATGACCTTTGACCCTCTCACCCTTGCCACACTCGCCTCTGCCCCTAAGAAGGAGTCAGACACCCTTGTTGATGTCATGAACATCGTGGCCTTGCCAACCGGCAAAAAGTGCCGGTACAGCGGTCAAGACATCATCGCCATCATCCCGACCGAGCCAGGCAACCCCAATGTGCCGCGCAAGGATGGCGTCCAGTTCCAGGTCGCTCCTGGCGGCCTCGTCATCAGGGCCCAAGCACCCAGTGCCCCTGGTGAAGCTCCGGTGATTGAGACGTTGCGAGAGCCGACGCTTGGCGTGCCGATGCTCCTGGGCGCACTCGACAGCGCGATGGCTGACTTGGGCTTCCAGCGCATCGGCCGCCATCGTGACGACATGGAGGGCATCCCAACTGGCGACCTCGTGTATCACATGGTCTTGGCTGACGGCTTCCAGTTGATCTCAGAGGTCAACCTTCAGGACATCGTGAAGGATGGCGTCCAAGGCGTGGAAGATACCGCGCTTCACCACAGAGGCCAGGTGTTCAGCTACAACTCGATGCTCCAGGTGTATACCGCGATGCATCTTCGCTTACGAGAGCTTGTGGCAGAAGGCACCAGCATCAGGTTGGATTGGCCGCAGATGGTCATGCACCATGCAGACAAGCCTCGGGATATGGTGCTGGCCACGATACGCAATGACGCGATGGATGCTTACATGGGCGATGATGAAGATGAGCTGACAACCCTCATCAACGACCTCACAGCTTTCTGCCCAACTCACCTCAAGGTTGAGGTGGACTTCAGCTGCCCGGTGAGCTCTGTGGAGGGGGAGCCCACAGGCCACCTCACCCTGGTCTATCACCCAGCCGAGGATGACGCCCTGACCGCCGCCAGCGGCAGTGACGATGACGATGCGCCGCCAGCAACGGATGGCGACTGGGCGATGTCCTTGGAAGCAAGCACAGCCATCCTGGACTCTGAAGAGCAGGCCCACATCGATGGGCGATGACGATGCGATCAGGCCAGAAGTGCAGCTGGCTCGCGCCATCCTCGGGATGCCTCCTGATTCCGTGATTCACGGCTGTGCGGTGATGTTGGTGTATGTGGAGCCAGGAGGTGAAGCTGAATCCCATGTCCACGCAGTCAGCTCCGTGGA